TATCCCCGTCTTGTACTTCTTCGCATCTATTAAGATCTTCACCGTTCGCGTCGGCGTCGGCATTGTCCATAAATGAAAATCCGCTGCATGCTCCACTCCCGTCTTGTCCTCCACACGAGAAAATGGAAATACTGGTAACACGTGCTCTTTAATCATCGCTAACACTGTTTGTTCACCCTCCTTCCCTATTGCATGACTGCTCTGCTTTGTTTTTGTCTCAAGCTCTTGGATCCGCTCCTCCCGACTTTGCAATTTCTCCGTTAGATGCGACGCCTGTTCTTTTAAGAGAACAATTACATCTTCTTTACTCTCTAATTGCGTTATCCGTTGTTGTAGTGGCGCTACTCGTTTCACTTCTAACATAAGAGCCTGCTTCTCTAACTCGTCTTTCATCCGACGCGCAACCTCTAACTCTATTGACGCCGTAAGTGTTTCTATTTTTGCTACTGCCGCATCACCTGCTAGTAACTTGGGCTTCAATGATTCTAGCATTTGTGCACTACCCTCTTTCCTATATAACTCTGCTTTCACCTTCTCTTCTGCAGATTGATGTATACTCCATTCGTTATACAAGTTGCGCTGTGTTTTCTCATATATTTCTGCACCTAGATTTGCTATTACTTTTGCTTCCTCCGGTGTCTTGGTGTGGTAGACTTCATGTAAGTCTTTCAATCGGATTGACATTACTAATATTAATGGCGTGTTCTTTATCCCTCCGGCATAGTTGTTAACTTATTATAATCAACATCTAATAGAATGTGCTCATGTAACCAAAAAAAGACAGTGGTCGCTAATACGGTTGCACAACGGCGTATAGCTAACGCTGTACCCCTACAAACAGTGGAAACGTCTATCTGGGGACCACCTTTATGGCTCGTGCTTCATACTCTTTCTTGTTCAGCCACGGATAAACATATATGGCTCGGTATTTTCAATGCTCTTAAGACCGACTTACCGTGCCCAGATTGCTCTAAGCATTACAATGAATGGGCGAAGTATAATCCTTTACGTTTTCCTATTTCACCTCCACCTCGTCAACCATTTATCCCCCGATTTTTAAAGACCCCTCAACCTATATCACTCCCCCCTGTTCATGATACAACTAGCAAATGGATTACAGCACTACATAATAGTGTTAGTATACGTCTTGGGTTACCAACTTGGTCAGTAGACACGTGTAGGGCTGCATATATAGATATGAATGCTGCCAGCGAAGCACTAGCCAGTCTCAATGGTGTAATTGGGCCTACGCTCTTTTCACTCCTTAAGAAGGCCATTGCTTAAAGACTAGAAACTCTAGTTAATTCAGGAGTGAGCAGCCCAACTCCTGGCGGGCCCGCCAGCAAACGGAGATGACCGAGTGGTTAAGGTGGCAGGCTTAAGATCTGCTGGAGAAATCCGCGTGGGTTCGATCCCCACTCTCCGTATATTAGCAGCTTAGCAAAGAGGAATTGCGATGGGCTCATAGATGACAGACACCCATAGGTCCCTGGATCGAAACCAGGAGCTGCTACACGCGCCGTTAATTTAGTGGTAGAATATCAGATTTCCAATCTGATTACCCGGGTCCGATTCCCGGACGGCGCACACTTTTCCGATATGGTGTAACGGTTAGCATACGGCCCTTTCAAGGCTTAGACCCGGGTTCAACTCCCGGTATCGGAACAAAACTTGCTATTCTTTGAGGTCGGTACGATGTAGTATGGACCTCAACGAACTTAATACGCAGATTTACGAGCTGCATAAGTTTTACGCCGATATTGTATTTCAAGAACCCGTTACAATTGGCAGAGTACCACAAAGTCCGCAGGTCTCCGTGAAGTCTCTGACATTTTCATGTTTGCCGTTTGTTAGTTTCCGTTACATATATGGTTAGTGATAATTCGGGATTTCGGGCCAGCTGGCTTCTGATAAATATTTCTAGTCTACGGATAATACTTACATCATTTGGTCGCAATTTTTCACCAAAACCATATCTCTTTTTAATAGACAGTATCTGCGCACGAGCCCGTTCTATTAGTTCACTCATCTACTAGTGAGGCTAAAACATCATTACAACAGACAGGGAATGAGCGAGGGGACCGTGTTGGAACTCCTTAGTCGTGGCAAGAAAGACGCATATCAAAATCAGAACCCAGTTCGCACATGGTTTGGATCTCATTATGAGCGCCGTAGCCCAACTACACGAGAATACAGAGATTTGATTCCTGAAAATCAACCACGGTTCGGACAGTCATTTGATATCATACTTCCCTCCGATGGGGATATACTCACGGCCTTTGACCTCCGTATCACGATGCCGACATGGCTACCGCCCGACATTGTGACCATCAATCGCCGTAATCCCTCTAAGGTAAGGGTCCTATCTGCGCCCTATAGGGTTTTAACATCTAGTGGATATGTGAATATGCCTCCTGCGCCCATCGCATACGGCTGGGTCAATGGCATAACGAACTACATGATTAAAAAATGGGCACTCTTTGCCGACACAATGATGATTATGGAAGGTTACGGAGAATTTAACAGCTGGTATCCCGACATGGATACTACACACTTTCAAGCGCCTCTGATCCATGCATCTACGGGGCGCCATGATGCATCGGATAATAGTATAGAATTTAATGCTACACTCCAGGAGCTTGTCTTTAGGGTCCCCTTACCAGGCTTAGAAGCAACGGGACTGCCCTTATGTGCAATGAATCAACAAAAGATTTATCTTCGGTTTTGGCTGCGTAGCCTTTCTGAGCTCGTGGAATCGGGCTTGTTGCCTGCTCCGCCAGGTGTTACAGCACCGCTCTATGAATTAGCACCTGCCCCCTGGGCGCGCTCTATCTTGGTGGACGGGGTGCCAACTGGAACAACTAGCGCGGCCAGATTCCTTAAGGGTCCGACTATCTATGCCAGAACAATCGTGCTCAATGTAGAAAATGACCTCCGTGACGCCCTCATCGCACAACACATAGAGATTCCCTTTCGCAGACAACTCCGTGATTATTGGGAAATTTCTAAAAACGCATTTTCTGAGGCGCCAATGAAGCACACGCTGCTTATTGGAGGATATTTCCAAACATTGTTTATGGGTATTCGTTCTATCGCCCGTATCAGCCAGAATAAGTATTATGACTTGACACCTTCCCCTGGAGGGGCCACGGAGTGGCTAGCAGAGCTGGGCTTGAACGTCAATGGCCAGGACCGCATATATCCATGGGGGCCTGTTGCAATGCGAACGCTCGCAAATAATACACAGATAGGGCGGGACGTGACGGCGGGTCTATATTATCTAGTCTTCGGCAGTAGCCCCGATGATGAACCGGCAGGAGCATGCGATCTCACCGAATGTCAGAAAGCGGCAATCAATATGCGCTTCGCACCAGTGGCAGCCGACCCCATGACCGGCTCTAATCAAACCTCACTGTATGTGATTGGTCTTTCTTGGAATGTGCTCGTAATTGCTGATGGGATCGCCTCTCTGAAATTCGTTGACTAATTAAGAGGTATGCTAAAGCAAACACTGACCTTAACGGATCTAACACTCTTCGGTGTCGCATCCATTATGGGCTCCGGCGGATTTAACTTGATTGGAAATGGTGTTCGCAGCGGCGGCTCCTGGTGGCCGATGGCCGCGGCCCTGGCCGCCACACTTATCATGGGCTCTGCGTGGACATATGCGTCGGCCTTTGCGCGGTTCAAGACCAATACCTCAGAATCTGACATACTCCGAACGGCTCTGGGTGTAGATGCCGAGAACATTGGGGCCATTGCTATCTTGGCATACAGTGTCGCGAGTATTGTCGTCATTCTCGTAATCTGCTCTCAGTTGCTACTACCTACGGGCACTTGGACAATGCAGACAGGGCTAACCATATGCATGCTGGCCGCTATGACTTTGGCTGCGCTGCTTGGAATTGACGTAGATAAGGCAATTATCAGTCCAGTGACATGGGGACTCATCGGCACACTGCTAGTCGCTTGCGGGTTCGGTCTGGCTCATGGACCGGCCTCTACACTGCCTACACCCACATCTAGGAGTTTTGTACATTCTCTGTGGATGTTCTTCTTTGTGCTCATTGGGTTCGACGCACTCATGAAATTTGTAGAAGAGGCGAAGGACTCTGCAGATATCCCGACTGCATTTTATCTGTCTAATGGAATCTCCACATTACTTACATTCGGTGTGGCAGCTGCTGTTGCTTCCTGGATACGACTGACTCCACAAAATGAGAACATTGCCATAGAATCCTTGTTTGCCTTGTTCGTCGGCTCTTGGGTCCGTACACCATTAACATGGATTATAATTGCTTTCTTGCTTTTAACAACATTTATTGTGTTTCTGGCGACGTCACGATATCTGTTTGGACTCGGCAAGCAAGGAGGAGCATTAGCACCGTTTGCTGCTACAGAGGATAATGTGCCATGGGTGTCAATTCTGTCTGTCTTTGGGGCTGGTGCTGGGGTGGCGTTGATCAATAATGTGGAAATCCTGGTCATGATAACGGATTTCGGTTTTTCTGTGATCGGTGGACTCGTAGCGGCAGCGGCCTGTGTGACCGATTGGCGCGATGGGCTTATGGGATCGGCGCTAGTAGATGGTGGCGTGGCGGCCGGATTTGTGGCTATGTTGTTGACAGGACTAGTTCCGGCGTAGAATACAAATACTTTGCTTATTATAATGAGCACGTTGAACGTGATAAGCCTTGGGTCAGATCTTGATATCAGTTACTCTATAATCTATTCGCATGATGTCAATAACACAAACACATTTTTAACTTTAACAGGTGTCTTAGCAAATAATACTGGGCAGGATATGCCGGCTACGTTAAGCTTTGTAAGCTTATCATATTCTAATCCTACTATTACATATACATACGCCACAAATTCATTTCCGATAACTTTATCAAACGGTGTCTATAGTTTGCCTCAACAAAATCTTTTAAACGGAACTGGATTGACCGCATTTCCAGCTGCTGCTACATACAAACTATATGTCCAGGTTACTGCTGTTAGTACTAGGACTTCATTCGATTATATTACTTTTACTGTTCCTGGTCTGCCAACGTTTGATCTATCATCAAATGGTACACATGTTCAAATTACAAATGCGAATCAGCCGTTTGTATATTCTTATTCAGGATCTCTGACTGGTTCTGGTTATCTTAATACGATCACTAACATCTCATTAGCTGGACTTACTAGTTATAATATTACAGTTGTTGCTCGTGGTATATCTGGAACAACTGTTAAAAATATATCTTATGTCGCTCCTACTACGACTAACCCTACGACTACGACTAACCCTACGACTACGACTAACTCTACGACTACGACTAACTCTACGACTACGACTAACTCTACGACTACGACTAATCCTACGACTATGACTAACTCTACGACTATGACTAACTCTACGACTAACTCTACGACTAAATCTACGACTAACCCTACTACGATAGTTCTTTCGGATCCCCCAACGACTCCCACAATCCCTAAAGTTCTGGTACGTAAGCGTTTTCCGAATCGGTATACGGGGGGCAATGATAGCTCTTCTACAACTCAGAGACTAAAGCAAAATATAATTGTGGCTTCTAAAGTAAGAACGAACAAAAATACGGATGGCTCTGCAACAGCATTGTGGAAGAGTGCGGGTGTCTCAGTTGAAGATCTACCAAACCCCCTTATCGCCGCGGCGGCGATCGTTGATTAAGTCTGCATTGAACTCTTGCTCTTCATACTCTTCCTCATATTCGTCTTCATGCTCTTGCTGAGCGAAGACAACCTTCTTAGGCTTTGCCTGCACCTGCACCTTTACAGGCGCCTCTATGCGTGCGGCCGCTGCCTCAACAGTCTTCTTAAAGTTTAGTGTTGTCTTTGGTGCACCGACTACCGGACTGAGTGCGGGGTAATCTGTCGTGACCGCGGCACTAACCTTCTCCATAGTTGCAGGCTTTGACGGCTTCCAAATGGGCTTAGACATCGTCTTCGGTGTCGTACTATGGGCTAGCATAGGGTGGCCACGTCAACTTTTATTGGCGCAGGTAGCGCTGTTTCTGCGCAGCCCTGTCCATGACTCATCTGCTGATCGGTCTCAGACCACTCATCAGGAATGTCGTCGGGAAAGTATTTGTCATGAAAGTCATCGTGGGTCTCCGGCGTATAGGTAACATAGATCTCACGCCACCAACGACAGGCATTCGGCAAGAGCCAAAGTGGCTCGCGCACGTCCACGATGTTAGTATACTTAGAGGACATGGAACCGCGCGTTGTGCCCTTATGAAGAGCGGCTGCAGGAATCGGGCGACGCACCTTTCTGCGCCCGCAGAGAGCATCCCATGCCGCCCAGTCTCTTGCAATATGGGAGCAGATGTCGTTTTCTAGCAAGGCAAACTGCGACGATGCCGGCTCGCAGAGAATCAACACAATACTTATCGGATCGGCGCCGGCCTGTTCTAGACGGTCGCACATGTCGCGAACATAGGGTGCAGCAGGGCCGCGGGTCGCAATGCGCAGTGCCATCCAGATGGCAGCCGGTTGTAAACGACACGCACGAAGAATACCGACGGCCTCGGCTTTTGCGTATCGTCGGCACGCCGAATCCAGCGATACCCAGAACTCAGCGGCCTCCGTATATAACTGCGCCGGCAGCATTTGTGTGAACTGGGCTATACGCTGCTCGCGACGTTTTGTTGGCGTGTCTGCGACTGTGGTAACAGGATAACATGCCGCACGGACTATAGCGAACTTCTGGGGACCAAGTGGGAGCGTTAACGGAGAACCACGGCCCGACCACAGCCAGACATCATCCAGGGCCTTATTGGCCACGGCCTCCTCCTTAGAAACTAGCAGTTCCCAGAGCCAGAAGTGTGCGTCGGGGCTGCCTTCCCGCAGCCCCTGCTGCAGTGCGGCAACGACTTCATCCATTTCATACAAGTTACGTGTAAGAGTCATCCTCTTACATGTAAGTTGTAGGGTTTGTTAGGGTATCAAATTTTAACTCAGGTCACGACACGCTTCCCAGCCGGGTTTTGTATTCAGCATCTGTAAAAATGTATACTGTTCCGATGTCACGGTATATTCGGCGACCTCGTCATCAGAGACACCGTAGTTGTATAACGCGTCGCCAATGGGCCGCCACACTCTGCCGTATTTGGTCACATTCAACTTCAATTCTAAGTTGATGGCGCCCCGCTTGTCCAATGAGAAGGACTGTAGATTGTCGGAAATGGTAATCATTATTCATGAATACGCGGGTTGGCTTTAACCTGTGCGGGCCACTAATGCTAATGGAAATAGCGCATTATACCCATCATTCCATGTACAAATATAGTATAGATTATTCGCAAATGGAAAAACATCCGATATACCTTCTATGTTAGTTCCTCTTACTAGCATGACCTGACGCATTACCGCAACATGAGGATTCCCTGAAATATCGGATCTGTAGATTACAATCTTGCGACCTAGGTCCTTTAACAGCGTTGATGCTGGGGGTGTAACAGTGGCAGGTGCTAACGCAGTAAGAAACCCACTAATGTCCATAACACTATGGCTGGTTTGACCAGAGATATCCCTCCATACTCGCATTGAAGCACTTAGGGCTATAAAAAACCCAGTCTTGGGGTCCGTCTGCGCGTAGTGACGCAGCACCGAAGTCATCTCCTTAGGGCTCCTAAATTATATCCCGCTGAGGGCATTTGCGAGGTCAAGACACATACGATTATATTTAGAGAGAGCATCCGCCGACTTCCAATAGGATTTATTAAAAGGGCCGACTACAGGCTGCCAGTGATTGTCTTTTGGTGCTATCAGACGGTTTGCAGAATCTAATGACCGGAGCATGTCTACGACAGTTCCTACAGAGCAGCGCCCGTGTCCCACTATTGGAATATAGCCGAGATTCAACTCCATGGCCCTTGTGTCCATATCAATGATTTTAACAGACAGATACTGGCCCTCGCGTTCTATATACAGAACCCAGGATTCAGGGGGCGCCTCGCGTCGTAGTGGGGGAATCTTATACGCCGGATTACGGCGACGCATGGAATCTCTCAGGGCACGAAAGTCTTCACGGGTCATCTCGGTATTCGTTCCCGGAATATTAGCCAGGCGGCCCTTGGCATGTTGTGCAGCAACCGCACGACTCAACGGCTCATCGTACGCGCAGGTACGCTCATGTAGCTTGACTATACTGTTCTTGGAGCCTGAATCGAGTGTGCGGCCAGTAAGAGGATCTCTTCTATTGCGACAGTTCACGTGTACCCACGAACGCGCATCAACAAGTGGCGATACATCTGGGACAGGGCTTTCTAGCCGACCCTCTGACCGAAATTGTGGAATTCTGCCTGCCTTTGGCTTAATCCGCGTCAGTTTCTTACAGCGACCTGTCTCGGGATTTCGGAACTGATCCGGACGACACGGCTTTCGTTGATATTCATTGCCCTGCCCTCGTGGTTGTCTATATGTGTCTATACCATAGTCTGGAATATCACCATTGAGCACTAATGCCCTTGCCCGTTTGGATGTTTTCTTTAAACAGGCGAGGGTATACGGATTGCGCACTTCATCGGGATAACACTCCCTCATCTACTTAGGACTACGATTTGGTGAAGGGCGGCCACGTAGCCGCCTTACTGCCCGTTTAAGAGTGGACCACAGACTTTTCTTTGACCTAGCTCCAGGAGGTGTCCGCATTAAATGTCGCTGTGGTTCCCTGGCTCTCCGCTGTGTTTGGCGAACAAAGGTCCTTTCGCGTGCCTCGTTTGCGGCTTCCTGCTGAAAGGGCATACCCATGTTATTTTCAGTCTGAGTCCAATTACGTGGAGGTTCGACTAACATGAAACTCGCACGGTGTTCATTATATATAAAATAAATAGATTCTGCGATCGAGTCTAATTTAGTCGCAATCTTGTCAAAATCAGTTCCTTTACGTTGTTCTTGTTCGTAGATACCGCGTAGGATTACAACGTTATCCTCCGCGTTCTGAAGCAATCGTTTAATGTAATATAAGTCTCTGAGTTGATCTTTAGATGTGGAGATTTCCTGAGATTGAGCACGTAAAAACTGCAGTTTTTGTAGTAAATTAGTACAGTGAAAATCCAGCATCTCTGGAACCGTTATGCTATTTGGTGACGGCGGTGGGGCGAGCGTAAAAGGTGGGGCCTGTGGTAGTAATGACTCACTTCCAAGAGATTTAAGTGTACGCAGTCTACGAGTCATAGGGGTAACCCTTATTGGGCCGCCCAGTGAGCTCTTTAGAACTCTGGACATCTACTACTATCATAGAAATAAATGTGCGTTAAAAGTTGACCCTATTTTGTGTAGCCCGAACGCGAACACACATGGCAGAAAATCGCCGGGCTAAGTATCTGATGGCTGACCCGGAGACGAATGATGTTACAATCAATCCAATCAGTGCCGCGCAACTTCATGACGTAGCAGTAGCGAAGCGCAAGAAACGGGACTCTGAGGAACCGCTGTTGACACCTAACCCCAATCGCTACGTCATCTTTCCCATACAGGATCACGCAGTCTGGAAAAAACACAAGGACCACATGGCGGTCTTCTGGAAGACTGAGGAGATTGATCTTTCCAAAGACATGGCGCACTGGATTACGCTCAAGCCAGAAGAGCAGCATTTCATTAAGCGGATTCTCGGCTTCTTCGCCGGCTCCGACGGCATCGTGATGGAGAATCTGGCTCTGCGCTTCATGAATGAGATTCAGCTGCCGGAGGCCAAGTTCTTCTACAGCACTCAGTTGTTCATGGAGGCAATCCATTCCGAGACCTATTCACTGCTCATTGATACTTACATTGAGGATCGGGCAGAGAAGCTGGATGTGCTGCAGTCCATCCAGAATGTGCCCTGTATCCAGAAGAAAGCGGCGTGGGCGTGCCAGTGGATTGGTAGCGAAGAGGCCGATTTTCCTACACGGTTACTAGCATTCGCCATCGTAGAAGGTGTGTTCTTCAGCGGGGCGTTCTGCTCCATCTTCTGGCTGAAGCAGCGGGGACTCATGCCGGGACTGACGACATCTAATGAGTTTATTAGCCGCGATGAGGGGCTCCATACCGACTTTGCCTGTCTGCTGTATTCCAAGTGCAAGCACAAGCTGCCCAAGACGAAGGCTATCAAGATCGTGCGCGAGGCCGTGCGCATTGAGAAGGAATTCATCACGGAGGCGCTGCCCTGTGCGCTGATCGGCATGAGCGGGCCCCGGATGGCGGATTACATTGAGTTCGTGGCGGACCGTCTGATGGTGACCCTGGGCTACGCGAAGATCTGGGGCACGGCTAATCCGTTCCCTTGGATGGAGCGGATTTCCCTAGAGGGCAAGACAAATTTCTTTGAGAAGCGGGTGGCAGAGTACGCCATGGCGGGCGTGGGGAAGTCTGAGGAGGAAATGACGTTTGCACTCGATGCCGACTTTTGAACTAAAAACTTGAAGGGGTAACCCATTTTTGACCGGTACAATACGACGATATGAAACTAGCAGGTGACGGTGCGTATACGCTATTGTCCGTAGCGTATGCCAGTATATTTCCCTACTTTACCACAGATGAGGCGCGGACATTGCGACTCGTCTGTAGTGAATTCTGTGCCACTGTGGCCGCCTATCCGTGGGCCGATACGACGCCCCTCCGTAGCCGTGTCGGAGCGTGGCGGCGGTCCTTTCCTCTGGCACGTGTGGCCAATATTGCCCATCCGATATGTCAGAGCCGGCTATCGCCGCATATCACCGATGCGGACTTCTGCCACTTTGCCGGTCTCCGTGAACTAGATGCTACAAAATGTATGATTACCGATGACGCTCTTCAGCATTTGGGCGCTATCAAGAAACTGGTTCTGGCTCGGTGCCCTATAACGGGCACCGGCTTCGCGGCGCTACGAAATATTCAATCGCTGACCGTAGACGACTGTCCGCTAGTCGCCGGAGTCTTTACGACTCTCACGGGGCTGCGGCATCTGTCTGTGCGTGGCTGCGCGGTTACCGACGAGGACTTTGCCACCCTCAAGAATCTTAAGATCCTGGATGTGGCTTGGTGCACAGGGCTTACCGATGCCGTCTTTTCGGGACTAGAGCTTGAGGAGGTCAATGTTAGTTGGTGTCGGTGGCTCACAGATGCCGCGTTCGCACACTTTAAGAGTGTTCGGGTTCTCAAGATGACCTATTGCACGCAGATTAGCTCGGATGCTTTCGTCCATCTTGGTGCAGTGGAGACGCTGGACATCAGTCGGTGCAGCGAACTGGATATCTCCATCTTTGACCATCTGCCCAGCCTGCGGCGGCTAGACGTAATGAGCTGCGCCCGCATCAAACAAGGATTTATGGAGCGTCCATGGCTAGCATACCTTCCGAACGTGACGATCCTGTTCTGAGCGCAGAGCCTTGTTATCTCCTTTTTTGATACAAATAAACTTGACCTGTTATATACCTGCAAGTGACCCATTAATTCAAGTAAGACCTTGAATAGAGATGTGTTCAATCTGCTGTGATGGATTCACGGGCAAGGGGCGCGCTACACTGAATTGCGGTCATGAGTTTCACCTCCAGTGTATTTCAACATGGCTGTCACAGAAAGGAGGCCGGACATGCCCCGTCTGTCGGGCACCGCCCACAGAAAAAGAGAAACTACATGACCTGGGCCCCGAGGCGCCGTTCAATCGGATGGTCGACGGAGTCACACCCCTGATGTTCGCGGCTACCAATAATGACGCCGACGAAACTCGCAGGCTGATTCACAGTGGAGAGAATGTGAACGCGTGTGACAGCGACGGTGATACGCCGCTGCTCTATGCGGTAAGTAACCGGCATGAAGAGGTGACCAAGTTGTTGCTGGCCGCAGGTGCCGGTGTCACCGTGATCGCAAAGCTCGTGTCTGCTCCAGAGACTCCTGATGGTGCCCTAGCAGCGGCGTGCGCCTTTCATTCACCGGCGTGTCTGACCCGCCTCATGACCATGCGAGTAACCTTAGCAGGTGTGGAGCGGGCGCGAGAGATCGCTGTAGCCAAGAGTTATATGGACTTGGCCTATCTCCTGATGGTCAAACGCGACGTGCTGCGATCGCAAGCATGCTGGTGGCCATTCAAAACATCCGTAGTCTAGTAGATGTTAATCCCCCAAAACGACTATGAGCAACTAACGTGTGGTCTACGCACAAAATTATTGGGCGATGCTATTTTTTATGCAGATGAATCGCGCTTTCGTCATGCGCCGATTTCGCCATTCCAGCCACTTCGGCCGATGACCGCTGGAACCTATATTGCCTACAAAAAATCGGCAACGCTTGCGGCCAGCAGGCAGAAACGTCCAGGAGGATATCAGGTGCCCCCGTCGGTCATTGTTACCGACCTACAGTCAATAAACGCCTCCATCTGTCGATGACTGAACGCCGTGTGCGTATGATATCTGGGAATTCTATCAGAAGTCGCTCAAAGAGAACACGCTGATGCTCAATTAGTGCATCCATAGTATTTATGAGGTGGGTGCCATTTCAGTCACCTTTTTGGCCATGATATCTGCGATGTTCGGCTTAAACTCTATAGTGGGCGGTTTGCTAGTATCTGTCCATATGACCTTTCCAACTTCTGTTGGACTAGAAAGATCATATGTATATGCGATGGCGGTGACAGTGTCTACCAGATAGACAATACCGCGAATATCGAGTTTGTAGAAAACGCTGTTCATTGCTAGTCAGTGATAGCCGTGGCCTATTCGTCACCTTTACACTCTAAAGGTTAAGTTGTTGTTACTTGTAATTGGCGGATTACATGCGATTTGAAACTCTGCTAGGCATGATAAAGTACCCGTTAACGCCATGTCTGATGTGAACATTATTGTCCACACGTCACCGCTATTCTTTACAGATACAGTAATATTTGCGTTTGGAGGAGTATATCCTGTAACTTGCCCAAACAAAGGAGTAATGGCAACATCAGAAATCACAGTAGCATATCGCGCAGAGTATACAAAGCCGGGTGAAAGTGTTAGTTGTATTGGGGAATTTTCCCAATACACTTGAGGATTACATGGATTTGGTGGATTTGGTGGATTTGGTGCTGGACAACAGTCCATCCGCCCAAGTAGTGCATCCAGTGCCTGCGATCCAATGTTTGGTCTTATCGGAGGGACCGGTCCTTGAGAAGCAGAAATCCGCCGTAACTTTGCCGCACGTGCTGTGCCCGAATTATCTGTGGGCATTCTACTAGAGCCGTCTAAGATAGTTCGGGAATATTGTAAGAAACAATGCTACACATCCGAGTAATGCCACATAATAAATTAGCTTTTCCTCATACGTAAAATCCGTAGTATACAGGTCAGACAGTCCCCACATACCGATCCACCATGCTATAACGATAAAAATAAAGAAGATATCCATTCTATCTAGTCACAACATTTTAGTGCAACGGATCTCCATGTATGTCGGTAGCGATATAGAGGATGTCTGAAGATGGATATACGTTATGCTCGTCTACAGTATAGCGCCACTCTCGTCGCCCGTAGGCAATACGTTCATATAAGCGCTGCTGATCTCCATGATAACGAATATATCCCACATGTCGCCAGGCAGACGGCAGAATACTATAGGCCACGCATAGTATACCGACAATCCATATGCCTACCAAGAATGTAGTCAGTGCGTCCTCGGAATTCATTATGAGTCACAGATAATGGCAAGACACCATCATATTTTGCCTAAAAAGTTGATGGGCGAGGGCCTGCTAGGAGACTAGCATGGCGTGTAAGACGTGCCTAGAGTTAGGGTTGCGGCGTGTACATGATGTGTGTCCGGTACGTCAGTCCTATTGGTGTACGCAGTGTGCGTGTTATGGGCATCTGGCGGCGACCTGTGATACGGTGACTCACGTGGAAAGACCACGGTGTCTGGAGGATCTGATTCCCGTTGAGGTTAGGGAGCGTTGGGGGATTCGGACTCAGACCGCAATTGTGTGGCCGACTACGTCACTGGAAATTGCGGAGCGAGAGATTGCCGAGAGCAATACAATTGAGGTCATGTATCGTGAGGGGCGACAGGATAATCGGATTCGTGAGGTAATGCGTTCTCTCAAGATTCCGACTGTACACAAGATGGAAGGCAATATTCAGAAGTTGCGGGCCTGGGCCGTGGCCAATGGGAAAAAAGTGCGTCTAAGTCAGGAGAAATGAATTTGAAACTTTTTAGTTCGGCGAATCCAGGCCAGGGCGCAGTGACTCCTCTGACATATGTTAATCCTAAGGAGAGTGTGACCGATGTGACTGGTACACGTACATGGGAAGAATATCTTCGTGGCTTATCGGACAATAGAATAGGGAAAGTTGGTGGTCGACGACTGCGTACTGCTAAGCGTAGTGCTAAGCGTAGTGCTAAGCGTAGTGCTAAGCGTAGTGCTAAGCCAAAAAAAGCACTAACGCGGCGAGGGCGAGGCCGAGGCCGAGCAACTCGCCGCCGCTAGTGAAGCCTTCTATGCCCGCAGGGATCGCCGGTGCCGTTTGCTTAGCATATTTCCCGGTTATTAGGCTGTCCGTCGGCATTTCGGGTATCTGAAACCGATATGCACAAATCCGCTCTGACTGCTCGGCATTCCAACGAGTGACTCCAGTGCCGTCCATTCTATCATGGTGCGTTTTTTTTCTAACTGGTATTTCGGTACGTATGTCAGAATGGACCCTACCGCAACCATTAAGCAAAAGCTGGCTCAGCAGCAGTCAAATCCAGAAGAGCAGGAAAAAATGGACAACGATATTCGTGCTGCGAAGAAGTCCGTGCGGGTGCGTGCTATGGTGAATACCGTTAAATCTGAGCTAGCGAAGGGAAAGAGCCGAGCAGAGATTGAGGCGGAGATGCCTCAGGAGAAGGAGGTGTGCCCGTCACTGTTTGCGATGGTGTGCGACCCAAGACACTCGCCGGCAATGCTGTACGCCATGCTAGCCCAGCTGGAGTCCGTTGAGGAGGGACGCCGGTCCACGCACGATGCGTCGGTGGCGGTTGGGACAATCCTTGTAAATTCGTTCGTGCGACCGAAGCTCGGAATGGAACCAGTGCCTCTTCCAAATTAAGACTGGCTATCTTTTCTGTTGTCAGGCCCTGATACTGGGGATTAATAGGAATATTATGGGCTTGACACCATGCCATGCTCTCCTCTATGTTATTGAGAAGCAATGTATGAATTACGCTCTTTGTAGGTGCCTTGATAAGGTTCAGTGTTATCTGAATCTTATTGAATTGATGCAACTCTATTTTTTGCTGGAATATCTGGATCTCAGTTATCCATGCCGCCGGAAAGGCGGGCGTCTGCGCATAGAGATGAGACCAGCCGTTGGGAGCGTCTGTGGCCGCGAGACTGCTAAAGAGCGTGAGAATCCAGTCGGGTGCGCCGCGGTAGCCGCGACCAATCCAGTAGCGTTCCGAGTTTGCCGGACGCGATGTCTTGGGCTTTATGAGGGCCGTGGTCTCAAAGCATGACGAGAGAGTCCACATGATTTCCAGCGTGGCACGGCATTTCATGTCGAAGAGTTTGAGAATCATGGTGCCTCCTTGGCGGAGTGTGGTGAGTCCGGCAAGGGCTTCGGCGACTAGCAGACGTTGGACGGTGGACTCTTGACCATTGAAATCGGCGCTGAAATCAAATCCGCCGTCGGCAGTATAAACGTCGGCTACGCCGATATGGGCCTTGGCTGTCGTTGTGAACGCGGCCTGGTTGGCCAGAGAGTAGAGATTGCCGGTACCGTCGGCGCCGTAGGTGATGTGAATATCGGGATAGCTTTGCAGAAAGGCTTGGGACTTACGCCAGCCGGGCACAGTGCGCTCGGTGGACTTGAGGGTCATAGCGATCATGGGAATGGGGCCGCAGCGGTGCTGTATGGCCTCAAGGAAGCCCCCGGGACCTTCGGCGGAGTGAGCTGTGGCGGTGGCGGTCAAGCCGAGGAGGTCCCAGAGTTCAATCATCTTGAAATAGGAACGACTGAGGGGCTGGAGGGCGGCGATGGACCATGCCATGCGACGCTGGAGCGAGAGAAAGATATATTCGTAGGGGTTGGTGATATTCTTGGCGTCGTCCCAGTAGCCATCGGGCGTCACGCTGTCAATGTCGTTTTTGAGGGCTAGCAGTCGGGCGTGGAGGGGCGTGTGAAGGAGGAGCTCTTCGGGGCCGACCGTGACGGCTTGCACCGGAGATATTAGAGGAGCAATTGGTTCTAGCCAGTAAATCGTATTATCCATAGTTGGATGAGGGTGGGGCCGTTTAGGCGGTCACGTTTATGCAGTTGTTCGAACAACTGCATAAAGGGTGGGGCCACGGAACACGTTTATCAATGTGCATCTAATACGGATACATGTATCTGGATTAGTTTGCTTATTTATCTGCGACGGCTCTTGCTCTTGCTCTTGCTCTTGCGGCGCCGAGTCCCCATAGTATAGTTCTTGCGACTGCCATTTTTACACTCGGTGACACGGGTGTGCCCACTGGAGTTCGTGACCGCATGAAGCCGGCGATTCAGCACGGGTACACCATTCACAATCTGGAGTTCCGCCATATCCACGACTGCTATTGGTCTACGACGAGTGCGGGCACCGCCCTTCTTGGGCTTCTTTACGGATGTCGCTGGTTTTGCAGCATACCCAAGAAGACCCGCCCATGGCGCTGGCTTAGGCTTAACCGTTGGTGTTGAGCCTACAACCTTTTTTGTACCACCAAAACTAAGCATTCTACTCTATCGCCTCATTTTATGGCGGCGGCGCCGAGTGCCGCCCACTAATGCTCCTTGTAATCGTTGTGCCGCGACTTTAGCACTCATTCTAGGAGCACGACGGCTCTGCATAACGCGACTTGTTATACCTGCTAATTCGCCAAACGCTGTTGCCTGTCTAGCTAGTGACTCTGCAATCTCACTCAATAATACCGGCACAGGTCTAAAATCAACAGTTGGAACCTTATCCGTTTCACCTATTTGAGCCCCAAACCGTAACATAATCTACTCTAACCGCAGATTTAGTCAATCACGTTCACTTCAATATCCGGTAGAGCAGACATCTCTACAATCTCTCCCTTTGGCGGCCGCATTTCTGGGATCGCCAGGTCCACTAGATCGCATGCCGGTGGCAACGGAAGCGGCTCAAACGTTATAGTCGTTTGCTCCTGTGGCTCCGGCTTCGTCGGAGCCACCTTCAGATAGGACAACAGCGCCGCCTCATCCAACAGCACCTGCGAGAAACTTGTCCCGCCCTGAATGGGCTGACCCGTCATAATGTTGGCCGACACACCCGTCACCGGATCCATCTCACCAAACATCGCCGCCCGCAGCATGATGTCCTCTGTCTGCTCAAACGACGCCTTCGCCAGCGGCCCAATCTTGCCCTTCTTGTTCACGCCGATACGGTCAGCCGACATCAGACGTCCGCGATTCGTGAGTGCGTCACACAGAATAGCCACGTGACGATAGTTCACCGGCGCCGCCTGCTCGAACAGGCCGAAGATCTCGCGAAACAGAATGGCCCGAGCCGCCTCCACGCCCAGATTTTCATAGATGTCATGAACATGGTTGCTAATCAGTCGGTATCCGTCCACATCCGGATGAATGAGCACATCCAGGAAATTCGTGCCCAGTGTGTCTAGCACATACTCTGTCACCGACTCGTGCTTGCCCGATGCCGTCTTCTCAAAGACCTCTCCCTTGGCCTCACGGAAACTAACCGACTTGATGCCAGGAAGTCCGCGGACCATGGTCTGGGTGAGAATCTTGTTCTGGAGCTGCTTCACCAGCGTGAGATCATCCAGGGGCCGCTTCTGGTCTATCGGAAGACGCATACGGAAGATGAGCTGCGTGGCGTTGTGGTCTGTATAGCGGAGATCCATGGGTGTGGACGTGTTGAGTACGAACGCGACATCATACATCGTGATGTTCTTGTTAAACATCTTCTCGCGATCCAGTTCCAGGCGAATGACCCAGGGACTCAGAGGCGCCTGGGCAGCGTCAAATTCCGAGAAGAACTTCAACCACTCGGCATCCTCGGCGACCACTGTGCCAGTTGTTGGCGGGTCATAATAGATGCGACTCACGGTCACCAGGTCCTTGAGTGTCGTGAATTCCAGCTCCTGGGTCAGACGGCGTGCGTCCTCCTTGGAGGCGCGCAGATCCGGGCGCATGTAGATAGTCAGAGAAGTGGCCTTCGGATTCTGCGTCACCTTCAGCAACTCCTTGAGACGCGGCACACCTCGCGTCATACCGGACTTGGCAGCCACACCGCTGAGGTGAAAGGTATTGAGCGTCATCTGTGTGGTGGGCTCACCCAGCGACTGGGCCGCAATAATGCCTGCCATCTCGCCGGGCGTCACCCAAGACTTCATGTGCTTAATGACGATCTGCTCTGCCAGCCAATCAAAGGCCGATTGAGTGAAGCCGAGGCCAATGAGCGTCGAAGGATTCAGATGGTAACGAAGCAGAGCACCCCACAGAGCATTGTCAGGGCGCGTGCGCTGGTGTATGGAGGCTATGGTGGCTAGCACGTGGTCGGTGGTGACTGTGTTTGGATCTGGCTGGGCCGGTGCCTTGAGATTCATCTGGACCACAGCGTTCGCAATCAGACGGGGCAGATGAACGGCGGACTGGACAGTCTTGTCCAGGCGACCATTCCACACATTCGCGATCAGCATGTCGCGGTCCTTGGCCAGTTGGGCCAAGTGCGCTGGAGGTGCACCGGCCGCAAAGGCGGCGATGTCATCGTCCGACATCGCTCCAAGACCGATGGGTTGGTTCTCAATCTTGGTGGCGCTCGTGGCGTCGTCGCCATAGGCGAACTGGACGATGAGGCCGCCCGCGTCCCGTACCGTGCCGTCGTGGTAGACCATGAGGTCCTCCATTGTCTTCACCAACTGACGCTGCATGTATCCTGAATCTGCGGTTTTGACCGCCGTATCAATCAGACCCTCGCGGCCCGTCATGGCGTGAAAGAAGAATTCCGTCGGCGTCAGGCCCTTGACGAAGGACGACTCAATGAAGCCGCGGGCCTCGGCTCCGTCGTCGTAGCGTTTGAAGTGAGGCAGCGTGCGGTCCTGGAAACCGTAGACAATGCGCTTGCCCTCAATGGACTGCTGCCCCAGCAGCGCAATCATCTGGGCGATGTTGAGGTCTGCGCCCTTGGAGCCACACTTGACCATGTTCACCATGCGATTATTGGCCGCCAGCGACTTCAGCCCCGTCTTGCCCGCGGCACCGATGACCTTGTCCAGTGTCTGAAACACGCGGCCCTCAAACTCGTCCTGATTCGTGCGACCCGAGGCATTGTCAAACAGACCCATATGGACCTGAAGCTGAAGTGACTCAATCTGGCTCTTCAGCGTGTTCATGTCCGCCGCAATTGTATCTAGCGTGCCGCCGTCGGCAATCAAGTCGCTCAGACCCACCGAGAATCCGCTGTTCTGGAGATAGGCTGCCACGACGGCCTGGAGACTGTCAATAAAGTCCACCGTCATCTCTGGGCTGAAGTCGTTATATAGGATGTGAATCAGGGCCTTGTCAAAGATATCACCGTCCATGATACCCTGCTCAAGAATACCGTTCTTGATAATCACGTAGTTCTTCATGTTGTCTGGGTCCGCCGCCTTGCCCTTGTCGCTATCCCACATCTTGTTGCCCATGGCCATGTAAACGGATGGCAGCAGCGCGGACACGACCTGCTGACCGGACCAGAGGGGCGGGTCAGCCTTTGCAGGGGGCGGAATCTTGCCATCCCAGCGCTTACTGTGGACTAGCAGGTTCATGAACTCGCGCTTGGTAAAGAACTCTGTAGGGCGCGTCAGGCGATTGACGCCGACCAGAGTGTCCTGGACAATGCTCACGAGGGGCTTACTCAGACGGGGACCGATCAACTGCTTGGGAACAGCGGCGATCTCACGGAGCTCGGTGGCGGCCTCCACAGATTGGGGTACATGCATATTCATCTCATCTCCGTCGAACCTATATCACGGTTGTGATACAGACCTAGATTTTCACCTAGGAGTAGACTTTACCTTAAGCCTCCTTGCGGAGACCGACCGCCGTCAAGTCGTTGCACCTTCAACTGTCAGCATTTGAAGAATGCTGACCGAAGCTTGGCTCAGGATTGCCCATTTCTTAGCGCGTTAGCACCTCGAATCCATCAGAGTTGTCACTGTCAACTGGGCAGCAGTTGAACATCACGGTCTTTCTCCGTGACTTCAGTATCGGATGGCTTTAGGGGTTTCCCTGAATTTGACGGTCTTGCTAAGTGCGCTTACGCGCACGAAACTAGATGGTTATATCGCTGATGCCCGGATGAGGGACAGGCACCATGCGGTGGAACTTACACTGTTTTCCCAATAAGGTGTTTCCACAACCTTATGGGCAGCCACCTGTTGCTGACTTCGTTGCATCATTGATTATGGTGACACCGGGATGTTTCTGTTGTAGAGCGTGGGCAAACGCTAGCGCCTTTATAACGGCTTGTTCATATGTGCTATGCTTACCTCCAAAGCAAATTCGCGCATCACCGACATAGACAGCGGCCAGAGTATTGAACTTTGCTACACGGATTCTGGCTACGTAGACGCCATCAAATCGTGCTAACTTGGTATCATACTCTGTCGCATCTGGATTAAGAATACGCGGATCGGCATCAATAGGAACCGACGCAAACTCTGCTAGGAACTGAGTGGCCGCTGACACTGCAGAGGTGTATGTGCTCCCGTCACCTTGACCAAAGCACACTCTCACCTCATCACCGTTCTCCTGTGTCAGGTAGGCGTAGATAAGATGCGGAACACCATGACGTTTTATCTGCCGGAGACGCACACCTGTGGTTCGGGGTGCATAGAAAGCAGACAGACTAGAGGTATCGCGGTGGCGACACCTTCCATGGCGCATCTTATTGTAGCCGTGCGGCACCAGTGTGTTCAGTTCAGCAATCCAGTGCGCTTCACGCTCGTCCAGATGCTCTTCGGGCACACCGGCCTCAAGAGTCTCTACGGTGAAGGCATCTGGGCCATGTTCCTGAATAGCAAGACCCAGCGGAGTTCCAGAGACGCAACTAACATGGTCATTCCAGCGACCCATAATACCATATGCATAGGGGCGACCCCCCTTCATCTTGGTATCCCGAGTTTGACCAACATAGCTGCGACCCGCACATGTAAGTTTGTATATTGAGCCCATTTTCTACTATTATAATACAGATTTATCCGGTGGTCACGATCAACTTAGCTTCTTTGTTAATCAGCATTGTAGGGCTTCGTCACAGACACATTCAGACGGAAGGTGGAATAGGGCAGAACACGGACGCGGTGGCACATCATGGACATGCGGTGCAGCGAGGGCTGACGGTTGAACAGCACGGGATCACCGTCTAGCAGATGACGGTTCACCACGTCGCCCTCGGCAATCTGGACGGTCTTGGTATTCACGTGCTTGAGACTAATCATGCGACCTTCGCCCCTCTGGATAGACTTGGCTCCAGGATACCGGTCGGGCCCGTTCTGAATCATGGCGTACAGACGACTGATGTTGAAGGTCGTCACACGCTCTGGAAAGGTCAGATTCATAGCCACCTTCAGCGGCACACCGAGCTCCTCCACCGAGATATTGGGGTCCGGCGTAATCACGGAGCGGGCACTGAACTCCACGCGCTTGCCCTGGAGATTGTTACGGATACGGCCCTCCTTCGTGCCCAGACGCTGCTGAAGAGACTTCAGTGGCCGACCCGAGCGCTGGGCGGACTGGGCCACGCCAGGGATGTCATTGTCCACAAGGGTGGCGATGTGATACTGGAGCAGTGTCGTCCACTCGTCAATCGCCTTCTTCTTTGCGCCCTTGCCAATCTTCTTACCCAGCTCTTCATTCGTCTTGATGATGTCAATGAGCTTCTGGGTCAGATCATCCTCTGAGCGCTGGTTATTGTCCTGAAGCACAGAGGGACGTACCTGGGGGGGCGGAATGGCCAGCACCGTGCACATCATCCAGTCGGGCCGGCACCACATGTGACTGAAGCCCATAAAGTCCACGTCCTCATCGCTGATGCGCCGCAGCAGACGGTAGACATACTCAGGCTCAAGAAACCGCTCCAGCGGCTTCTTATTCTCGCCCTCGCCCTCGCCCATGCCCTTCCACACGGCCACAATGCGACAGATGTCCTCATCATTATACTTGTCGGGCTGGCGTGCACCACAGCCGTCCTCTGTTTGCTCACCACATCGGGTAATCAGCTTACTAGCGGCTAGCACAGCCTTCCACCGATTCTCGCCTCTGGACCGCTTGATGCTCTTGGAGTTCTCCTTGTTGAGCAGCAGCTTGCCGCACTTGATACAACAACAGCGCAGAATGTCAAGGACCTTCTTGTAGAATTGAATATAGTAGACGGGTCGGGCCAGCTTGTAATGCCCGAAATGCCCCGGGCACTTGTGATTGTTCAGGCCGCACGACCGGCACAACTTGCCATTCTCTAGCACGCCCATGCGCGGATCGGCCAGGCCACCAATCTTGCCCTCCTGAGTATTATATGTAGTGATTTCTACTACAGACCGTCGCGTAATCTCGTCTGGACTGAAGACGCCGAACTGTATGCCGACGATGGACTCCGTCTGCGAACTATGCGAAAGTGTCGGCATACCTGCTATCTCTTGATGTTTTTAGGCCTTGACGTTCACTCGGTCAAGTTTCATCAATTTAATCCATTTTATATATAAGAGCTAGTCATGGCACAAAATATGATCTATAGATTTTCGCCTTTTAACAAACCTCTTGTAAAGGCACCTGTCCCTACATCTCCGCCAAATGTGCGGATATATATTCTATGTCATACTGCCGAACTACTAAAATACGCAAAGAAAATCTATAAAGATTACTGGGCAGTACCTATTTTGATGAAATATCAGGATCTCACCTTTGAAAATGCCTTCTGGAAACAACTGCTAGAAATCAAGGACGAATGGATATCCTGTGATATGGTAGGAGTTCTGGGATTCAAGGCATATAAGAAAATAAGTATAGTTATGGTTCATAATGCTATCGTAAGCGGAAAACAAAACTACTACCATTTCTGGGCAAACTCCCTGCCCCCCGATACATTTCATCCACACATGGCAACCATCATGACTGATGTGTGTCGTGACCTAGGTATAGCCATCCCAACACGGTCCTATTGTAATTATTTCATGTGCTCTCCAACTAATATGTTAGATTTTATTGAATGGTTTGAAACGAAGGCGAAACCAGTTGTAATGTCTCATCGGCTAATTATGACAAATGCTGTCTACAAAGCGGGGAGGATGACATCGCAGGAGTTAATGGCTCTTTGCGGTGTTCCCTACTATCCATATGTTCCATTTGTCTTTGAGCGACTAAATATTGGTTTTTTTACATCAAAGCGTACAAATATGACACCAGCCCATGCCAAGAAGATATGATACATGTCTCTTCGTATTATTATTGGACCCATGTTTGCAGGAAAGACCAGTGAGATTCAGAGCGTCGTGCGGCGCTCCGAATGTCTCGGACCTGTGCTAGTTCTCACGGCGGCTAATGATAATCGCTACGGGACCGATGCTGTAATCAATCACGACAGGATCGCCGTGCCGGCGCGACCTGTTGCACTGAATGGACTCTACGAGGTACTAGCATGGGCGGAATTCGCGGTAGCTCGGTCTATTGTCATTGATGAGGCACAGTTCTTCACCGGTCTCGTGGACTTTGTGACTGCTGCTGTGGACCGGTATGGTAAGCACGTGGTGGTCGTGGGACTCGATGGTGACGCCAAGCGCCGTCCCTTCGGCGAGGTGCTCGCGCTCACGCCGTATGCAGATACCATTGAGAAGAAAACTGCACTATGTCGGCGCTGCGGTGACGGAACTGCTGCCATCTTCACACGGGCGTTGCGACCATGTGAAGATGTAGAGGTGGGTGGGGCGGACATCTATGAGCCCATGTGTCGCCGGCATTATTTAGATTAAAGTTGACTCAGGGCTAGGGGGAGAGTCCCGCCCATACGATGAATATTACTGAGCAGTCCGATTCTGATGCGATTACCACCTATCCCCTGACAGAACGCGTCTATACGGGACACACCGAGTTCTGCCAGGTGACCATCACCGACTCTCCCACCTACGGCAGAATGCTCTTTATTGACGGCGAGCTCCAGAGTGCCGCCGCCGACGAGCATATCTATCACGAGGCCCTCGTCCACCCCACAATGGCACGCGTCGGCATCGGGGCACGTGTGCTAGTCATTGGTGGGGGTGAGGGGGCCACTGTTCGCGAGGTGCTCAAGTGGGAGCCGGATCACGTAGACTGGGTTGACATTGACCGCGAACTCGTCACTCTCTGTCGCCAACATCTGAAGTGGGCGCCAGGCGTACTAGAGCATCAGCGGGTACGTTACATATCCGCTGATATTCAAGCGTGCGTGGCAGGCCTTGGTAGCTACGACGCCATCATCGTTGACTTGCCCGACCCCCGCGACGAGGGATATATCTATTCCAACCCGTTCTGGCTAGCACTGCGAACGCACCTCACGGAGCGCGGACGTATGGTGACCCACTGTGGCCCGGTGCGACCATTTGGTAATATCGGCGAGGGCTTCCAGCATGTTTGGAATGCCAACATTGGGTTCCATAAGTCCAACTTCTATGTTCAGTCTATTCCTAGCTTTCAGGGCGAGTGGGGATTCTGGATGTGGGCGATGAACGATGCGCAGACGAACGTTATGCCCTATGCGCCGACCTTGCGCGTGGCCGACCGAGACCAGATCCGAGCATGGGGCACGCATTCCTGTGTATGGAAAGAGGCGCTCCGGCAGGGCTAAGATAAACGGGGTCTACTATAGTTATGACTTGGTTCTGCTATATGCTTGAAACTGCGGGTAAGACTTACGTGGGGGCGACAGTGAATCCTGACCGGCGGCTGCGACAGCACAATGGAGAACTAGCAGGTGGTGCGCGAGCGACGGCGGGGCGGACCTGGACGCGGCGTTTTTTGGTCGGCGGCTTTGCCGATGAGCGGGCGGCGTTGCGCTTCGAGTGGCGGTGGAAGTGGTTGACCCGCCAGGCACCTGGAGACACCTGGCTAGAGCGGCGGACCCACGCTCTGTCCCTGCTGCTGAGCGACTTTGAAGAGATTGAGGTACTGGAACCGGCGGATTGATGATTGAAATAACTTATATTAGGTCTGCCTAATATAAGTTAGTGATTGTGCTTATTTACTGCGCGCGAAGAGATAGAATAAAACTAAGCACCGTGTGCTTAGTTGGAATAGGCCAGGCCGCCCATGCCGCTCATGATGCGCAGCACGTTGTAGTTGGTGGCGTACACATTCACGTTGGCGCTAGGCTGAGAAGGGTACTTGGCAACATCGCTAGAGTCAGAGGCGACACTGAGCTTAGGGAAGACATCCGCGTTGGTGGCGAAGGTGGCGGGCGTCAGCGTCAGGTTCAGCACGGCATTGTCAATGCGGGAGAAGTTGCAAGAGCCGCTGGGCTGGAGCTCCTCGGGCTTCAGTGCGAAGGAATACACGTTGATGCCAGTGGAGGGGGTGCTGGTGTGGTGCTGGTAGGGCTGCACGAAGTTGAAGTAGCTGCCCTCACGCTCCGTGAAACGGTCCTGGCCGTTCAGCTGGATCTTGGCCACGGCGGTAGGGTTGCCCAGGTTGGAGTCGGTGTAGCGCCAAGGGGAGTTGGTCGTGGAGAGGCAGTCCAGGTAGCTGGGGTTCTGCACCACCCACACGATCTCCTTGCAGGGGTGGTTGAAGGACAGCTGGATCTTGTTGGAGGTGGAGGTCACGGACTCAGTGCCAGTGAACTGAAGCTGCTCAATGAGGTACTCGTGGGCCACCTGTGCGAAGCGGCGGCGCTCCTCCGTGTCCAGGTACACATAGTCCACATACAGAGAGCAGGCCACCATGCCCTTCTGTGCCACGTTGTTCAGCACGGCCGAATTGTTGGCAGCGGAGCCGCAGTTCAGGTTGACCAGGTACTGGAGCTGAGTGAACTCCACGTTGATCTTCACCTCGTGGTACTGGAGGGCGATCAGAGGCAGAGCCAGACCGGCGTGGCGGTTGAACCAGAACTCCAGAGGGATGTACAGGGTCTGCTCAGGGATGCAGCCAGTCAGGCCCACAGCCTGAGGCTCACTGCCAGACTCATACAGGGTGTTGGTGGTCAGGGTGGGGGAGAACGCCGTGGTATTGGCGAACACGCAGTCAGTGCCATTCGCGGCAATCATGGGGTTCACACATGCCAGCGCACGCACATCATCAGGGGTCAGCTCAGTCTGGCAGGAGCGGCAGGCAGCCTGGGGAGACAGAGCCACACCGCCATAGGCGTTCACCATGTTCAGGTAGGCCAGCTCCTTGCCCACGGGCAGGGTCAGCTCATTCCAGATGTGCAGCCACTCACCGTAGTGCTTGTCAATCTGCTGACCACCAATCTCCACGTACACGTTGTCAATCAGGTACTGGCCCAGGTAGGGCACCCAGGAAAAGGCATTCACCTGATTGGGGGTGGTAACATTGTTGAAGATGGTGTTGTCAATTGCGGGCAGAGTCACCTGGACATACACCTTGGTGATCAGATCGCCATTACGGGAGATAGTGGACTGCACACGCTTACCGAAGTTGCCCACACCGTTGAAGGTCTGCTCAATGGCCTCCATCGCAAAGTTGGAGTGGCGGCGGTAAAGCTGCTTGAAAAAGGTCACCTGAGGGTTCGCCGTCAGATAAACATCCTGTGCACCGTAGGCAACAAGCTGCATAAGACCACCGGAAGTCATTTATACTTTAAGAATCTAAAATTATTTGGCCAGACCCGGGAGAAATTGCCGGGCTTTAGTTACTGTAAGCCAGACCCCCCATCCCCGCCATGATACGGAATACGTTGTAATTCGTCGCATAAATGCGGACTTGTGCCGTATTTCCGTCATACACCGTGTTAGGCGACACGGTCATGTTAAGGGTCGCCACATCTATCCGGGAGAAATTACAGGTTCCACTTGGCTGGTGCTCCTCTGGATTCAGTGCAAAAGAATACACATTAATGCCCACTGCCGGTATATTAGTATGATGCTGATACGGTTGAACCAGATTGAAGTATCGCCCCTCGCGCTCAGAAAAACGGTCCTGACCATTCAGCTGGATATTCGCCACCGCCACAGGGTTCCATCCCGCTAGACCTTCTACTGTTGAAATGGAGTAGCCCGACTCCAAGGCTGCACGATCCCAGAAATCTGAATAATTAAACGGCTGCTGTCCTTTCCAGCGATTGATGACAGCAGGGTCAGTAGACACAAAGGATTGCCGCTGAACAACCCACACAATTTCCTTGCATGGATGATTGAAGGCCATCTTAATCTTGTTCGCCGAGCTAGTAATGGACTCGCCGCCCGTAAATTGGAGCTGCTCAATCAGGTATTCGTGTGCAACCTGGCTAAACCGCCTGCGCTCTTCCGTGTCCAGATACACATAGTCTACGTAGATTGAGGCAGACACGAGGCCGATCGCATTTACGGCGTCCATAATTGTGGGGTTATTTGTCCACATCAGATTATAAAGCTGATTAAACTCCAGTGTGATACGCACCTCGTGATACTGGAGCGCAATTAGCGGCAGTGCGAGACCGGCGTGGCGATTAAACCAGAACTGAAACGGGATATACAACGTATATTCAGGACAGCAGCTACGCGACTCTGCACTAGAATGCGGATCGCCCCCCGTTAACATATTCGTGCATCCTCCATCTGGCCCAATCTTGGTAATCAGATTCGTTAGCTCTGGCACATTGCCCACCATTTCGGCATACCCCGCCTGCTTTCCCGCCGGCTGTGTGAGCTCGTTCCAGATATGGAGCCAATCTCCATAGTGTTTGTCAATCTGCTGGCCGCCGATTTCAATGTAGACGTCATTAATGAGATTATGGCCAATCCAATTCAGCCAGCGAAACTGGTCACCAGAGGCATCTACTGCGCTAATACTGCTGTCATTGAGATCCACCGACGGCAGCGTTGTCTGGAGATACATGCGATGGATGAGATCACCGTTACGACTAATCACGCACTGCACACGTTTACCGAAATTAGGCACGCCATTGAATACCTGCTCAACGGCCTCCATTGCAAAATTGGAGTGACGCCGATACAACTGCTTGAAAAACGTCACCTGGGGATTCGCTGTCAGATACACATCCTGCGCGCCGTAGGCCACGAGCTGCATCAATCCGCCCTGAACCATTCTCCTTGGGGCAGCGACTTTGGTTACCCGGAGATGCCGCGACTGCGTATCTGGCCGTTAGATACGCTCTGCGTATCTAAAGCCCTACACCGAAGAATTCAACAACTGAATGTCTATACGAGATGTTCTCGTCAGCAGTGTAATATCAGAATCCAAGGTAAAACAGGCAACCACACTCGAAGCATTTCATCAGCAAAAAATGCGGGAATTCAGTGACGATAAGGCAACATTGGTCGCGCTAGAGACCAATCTTGCGACACTTAAGACCGAATTTGCGGCTATGACAGAAACATACACCGATGAATGGCGTCAACTTAGTGATGCGATTGAGGAGACTACGCGGAAAATTGCTGAAATCCGAACGGACAAACGCCGTATAGATTATTTTCTGGATGTGGGCGATACTCTATTTCAGTATTTTGATGCTCAAGAGTTACTAGCAAAGGGTGAGGCGGCAGCGGCACCACAGCGGGTTCAGTCAAATTCGGTCCTGAGTTACTTTGAGGCGCCTGCGCCGGTTGCCCCATCACCGACCAAGATCAAGGCCAGTGAGATGGATACGACGACGGGACTCAATCGCGATAAGATGCTAGAGAAATATCTGGCGATTGTGGATCCGAGTGCCATTAAGGGGGGTATCATGCCTGGTTCCGGTATTGAGACGGGCTGGGGATTCTGTGCAGCATGCGACTTAGAGATGACCTTTTATCAAAATGAGGCGCTGCTGGGATGTCCTGGATGTGGTCGCGAGGAATTTATTCTTATTGATTCTGAGAAGCCGAGTTACAAGGATCCGCCTCGTGAGGTCACGTATTTCGCGTATAAAAAGATTAATCATTTCAACGAGTGGCTAGCACAGTTTCAGGCCAAGGAAAATACGGATATTCCCCAGGATGTGTTGGATGCCGTAATGCGAGAGCTCAAGAAAGAACGTATTTCGGATCCCAAGAAGCTGAAGAAGGACAAGATTCGCGAGGTGCTCCAGAAACTCAAGTTCTCCAAGATGTACGACCACGTTCAACAAATCAAGAACAAGATTCAGCAACAGATGACTATGCTTACGCTGTCAAAAGAGATGGAGGAAAAGCTTCAGCACATGTTTAAGGAGATTCAGCCGGCGTTCATCAAATACTGTCCGACAAATCGGTCCAATTTTCTGTCCTACCCATATGTGCTGTATAAGCTTTGCCAGCTGCTTGAAATGGACGAGTTTCTCCCGTGCTTTCAGCTCTTGAAGTCGCGGGAAAAACTGTATCAACAGGATCAGGTGTGGCAGAAGATTTGTCAGGAGATGCGATGGGAGTTTATCCGTAGTATTTAACTCGGATCTAAAGACTAGCAGTTGTGGATGGGTAGAGCCCCATTAGCGCAACGGATAACGCGTCAGCCTTCTAAGCAAGCATGACGGATACGACCATAGGGAGTATCGTCAATGCGAAGCGACTAGAGCATGACGGATGCGACCTGCTATCGTCGGCATGACTTAAGCTGAAGATTGTGGGTTCGAGTCCCACATGGGGCTTTCACAGGTCTAATAGACCACTTTGCGGTCCAGTAGCTCGGCTGAACTCCGTTCAGCCCTTGCGATTGGACTACCGGTCCAGTAGCTCAGTGGTAGAGCATTTGTCTTATGAGCAGAGAGTCGTGGGTTCAATCCCCACCTGGACCAAATAGAGTAAAGAGTCGTGGGGTTGACTCCAGCCATCTGCGTAGCAGATGGATGCTGGTGTTAGCCAGTCCGCCTAGACCACTTTTTTCATTACTTCATAAGTATTGAAAAAATCGTGTAGACCTGAGCATAATGACCATCTAAATACTCGCACAACTAAGACAGGAAATGATTGCCGCCTTTGATCTCGGTATCAAGAATCTGAGTTATTGCGTTGCCTCCTTTGACGTGTCCGGCCTCGTCGCCGTCGAACGCTGGGCGAATCTGAATCTCCTCGCCGACGGTGCAGACGCACAGAGTCAGACACGTTGCGCCAAGGAACTAGCAGGACGGGTGTGTGGTGGCCCTGCCAGTTGGCGCGACGGCGACGTGCTTATGTGTAAGAAGTGCGCGAAGAAGTCTACCAAGGCGTTCCTTGATGTCTCAGGCACCGTGGCCGACTGGCGGGTCTGGGCTGCCGCGCACGGATGCACGGCCAAGACCAAGAAGGACATTGAGGCCTACGCCGCCACGATCCGACTCATGCCCTACAAGGCACCCAAGGCCCGTGGTGTTAGTCTCCAGCGGATTCTTGAGGGCATGGAAACCTGTCTTAATACGGAACTGGTCCATCTGGCCACTGCGTCGCTCATCCGTATAGAAAACCAGCCCTCCGAGTTTGCTCCGCATATGAAGTCTATCCAGATCATGCTCTTCACCCTCATTGACCATCGGCTGCGGACCGAGCACGGATGGACGGGAACTATTGAGTTCGCGAACGCGAGTGTAAAGACCCGTGGGGCCGGTATCGCGGCCGGCAAGAGCAATAAGCGAGACCGCAAGCTTGCAGCAATCGTCAAGGTTACAGAGACTCTGGGGGCCTGCCCAGCGGCTGCTGAGAAACTAGCATGGTGGCGTGCGCAGGCGAAACAAGATGACTTGGCCGATGCCTTTCTCATGTGCTTGGATGCTGTGCGCTAAGTAGATGTATGGTAACCTGGGTGCGTTCGTTAATCCGCTGAAAGCGCCTAGTCCCCGTAGGTCAAGGCTTAGCTCGCGTAGTTCTGTTATATCTAGCCCTGCTAGTCCTGCCCCTGATAGTCCAATGCCTTTACCAGGCACAGTTCATACGGTAGCCGGAGTCGGTGCTACCATGTTCAATGTCCCCATCTCTGAAAACACACCCCTTGTACTTCTCATACCTCCTTGTTCATCTGTATCGGTGACGCAAACACTTACGTCGTCCAATCTGCAACTAAATCCCACAATTCTCCTTAACGCATCTACCCATGTGCTGCAATCCGAGCTGGTCAGAGCGGCATTGGCCAATGACGTTAAGTGGTGCAAGTGTAAAGAGGGGCTCCTCTTATCCTATCCGCTTGATGCCTATCGTCAATATATCGCAGCCACCGATCCGGACATGTATGACTTAATGACCGAGTCTGGATTTCAAACGAGTATAACATTAGGCGGAGGCCGCGGCCAAGTCCCCAATTAAAGCTCTCCCCCTAAGGCAACGATATGAGTGTCCAGTTTGTTGATTCCAAACCAACGGCGGCTGAGTTGGCATCCTTTGCCTCGCGTGCGAGAGAGATTGATGTCGGCGGCGACATTCAGGAGCTAGGTGACGACTTTGGTGTGAATCTCCTGGCAAATCCCTCAAAGGTCAGCGCATCACCCAAGAGCATTCTGAGGAGTCCCGGGCAGGATATGCCCAGGATTGAAATCAAGCAGATTGATGACGTTGAGGTCGTAAATCTGGATGCCAATCCCGGCGGCGACGAAATCCGTATCAAGCGTGATGAGCCCTTTGTGATTAACACCGGATTTGGTACACTGCCTGCACCTGCACCTGCGCCCATGCTAGACTCCGGCATGTCGCCGGAGCAGGAGGCCGCCGAGAAGCAGCGGTTTCTGACCAAGATGCGGCGCATCGAGGGCGGAAATCGCATGACAATGACGAACTCCCTTGCCGACATCAAGACCGAGTATGATCGTCTGACAGACAGTCGTAATCTGGAGGCGTCCATCCGTTTTCAGCGCAATGCCCTCATGACCTTCGTGACCGGCGTGGAGATGGTGAATGACCGATTCGGTGACCGTCTGCCCATGAAGCCCAAGTTGAAGGGCTGGTCCGAGTCCGTCCATACAAATGTGGAGGATTTTGATGAAATCTTTGAGGAGCTCTACGACATGTACAAGGACCAGGCCAAGATGCACCCTCTGCTGCGACTAGCAGGTACCCTCGGTGTCTCTGCCACCATGTATCACCTCACGAACTCCATGGCCGAGCGCTCGGGGATTCCTGGTATGTCGGATCTGCTCAATGAGAATCCCGAACTCCAGCGGCAGTTTGCGGCGGCAGCAGCGGCGAAGATGGGTGGCGGATTCGGCAACTTCATGGCAGCCAGTATGCCTCAGCCCCGCCCCGAGGCCCAGAACACCCGTGTGCCCTTCAACGTGGCAGCGAGTGCCTTTGAAGCGCCCCGTCGTGAGATGCGCGGTCCCTCTGGCGTTGACGATATCTTGCGCGCCTTTGAGGTGGAGCGCGCCAAGGAAGCCAATACGCCAATTGACTCGCAGCATGCTACCGTATTTACCGCAGATGGTCCTCCTCCTTCTCCGCCCGCTGTGACACGTGATGGTGTCGGAACGCGCGTAGATCCATTGGCCGAGTTTATGGCCAGCGATGCGATGAGTATGGGCTCTGAGAATACCACTAACACGGAGAAGCGGCGGGGGCGGCGCCGGGCGGCGCCCGTCGGTGCTACTCTGAATCTTAATGTGTAGGATACCGCGGTTTCAACAGATACCAGTCCGATTCTTCATTCAGTAGATAATGCATTACGATGATGATTGCCGTAGTTAACCAGAACGCGACAACCAGGTTGCGGGTTCCGATGAACATGATGGCAAAAAGCAGCAGTGGGCGAAACAGAATATTCTGGAGGAAGGCCTCTTGCGCCGGCGTGACCGAGAGCGCCATAAAGCGACCGCCCACATTGAGAATAATATATGCAATGCCTAGCAGATAGGGATTCGTATTTATGTTATGCAGCATCTCCATATACGGGGGCTCTGGCGGCGGTTTCACCTTGGCCATCTACCTTAGCATACGATTTTTTGCTCATAGCGGAATATATCCATGCTACCCAGATAATAAATGCGACCACACCGGCAGCGGGCATATAATCCGTGACCAAGAGCACAATGATTGCGCCAAGAAACTGAAATAGAGGCGTCCGTGCTAGCATCCCTAATTGAGCGCCACTTTATTTCCAGGAGTGACCGCTCTCCTCATACATCGGAGGATTACTAACGGGGCGCATGTCAATTGCCTTTGGGTGTATGTGCTGGATTCTCTCATCGCTCCACCGATGTTTATTCTGAACGTAATCCTTGTTCAGCCAGTCATCAGATAAGAAATTTATTCCGCGGATATTTTCCCCTAGCGCGCGTTCTCCGTACCAACTGTTCTTTCGTGTTACGTAGTCGGCCGTCAGAATTGACGGCTCAAACGCCTCGGTCGGCGCAGTCATTAGTAGGTCCGCCAGAAAAATCGCGCATGCGGCGCCGAGAACCGGTTCCACGTATGCCGCACCCACAGTCACACCTGCTAGGAAGAGTAAGCCAGTCGTAGTCTTGAGTGCCGCTGGCACTTTATCTGGCAGCGCGGCAAAGAGAACAATTATGATGCTGGCTAACCACACGGGCGCTATCGGCAGCAGATGACGCATGACTCTATTTAGATGACAGGATTTATCCAGCCCCGTGTCAGCGGCACGCGTAGGAAGTCGGGTCTCAATCCCAGATCCTTGCGCTTATCTGTAAACAGATAGCGTTCGCCGAAGTCCTTGAGCATAAGACGACAGAGAGACGTGCTCTGTGTGTCTGCCGTCTTTTCCGCGGGAAAATTCTTGTCCAGATACGCGAGCATCTTGGCCTCGGATGCGACCGCCGTGTCTACATCGGGCACGGGCTCTTTCATGGTGGTGTCCAGCGGCGGAAGCCACGTAGGCCAATTTGCGAGAAAATCGGAGGCAGTCATCGGCTTGAATTCGCGCACACCATAGACTCTGTTACGGAAATCGGCCAGAATACGCATACCGTTACCTGTGGGACTCTGTTTATTGATATCGTCTGCCGCGTAGACTAGCACGTTGCGATAGTGATTCTTCAATTCGGAATCACTGGGAGCGGCATTAATGGCCTCGGTACTCGTCTTGGCCAACCAACCGTCCATGTCTGCAAAGGGCTCTACAGCCGGGCTAAGTAGCGCTAGTAGCACTACCGTCATAAGAATCCAGAGTATGGTATCCATTCCTTAACATGGCTAGTCATAAATTTAGATAAAAAGAACTTTGACCTAGTTAAGGGAATGTCGAGTGGGTACTGTTCATTGGACGATGCTTTTGCCCTTCCGGGGAAGAAAAAGAGTAAGGAAAAGAAATATTCTGTGCCACCTGCACTGCCAGGAACACCTGACCCCATGGCCGGTATCCCAGAGCCCATGACGGGCTCAGACGAATCCAAAATGGCGGCAGCGGGCTCCGATAACTTCTTTCCTCTTCCCGGTGTTACCGCTCGGCCCGAGGAGTGGCAGGCCGCATTTACGCTCGAGCCGTCAAATATCCCACGCATTGACGGCTCTATGCCAGTGGCAGATAAGCCAACACTGTGGCGGCAAGCGGCTGTTGCACCAGCAACGGCCGCGGGCTCTGATATTGAACGGCGTCTGGATCTACTGGCCAAGCAAATTGAGGCACTGTCTACTACGAATCCTATGCAGAGCACAGCGGAAATCTTTCTGTTCATCGCTATCGGGCTTCTCTTCTTGCTGTCTATTGATACTCTGCTGCGCTTTTCGGTAGCGAGGGCGAAGCCACTGGCTAAGCAGATTAAGCCAAGTATGTCAACGAAACAGATATTACGACTGCTCGCCAAACGGTTGGGTTAAACACTATTGAATAGTAATATATAGAATGATTGCTAATATCGTGTATATTAATCTTGATGAACGTAAAGATAGAGATCTTCAGGTTCAGCAAGAATTGCGTAATGTATTTCCAGATGCATCTATTCACCGTTTATCGGCTATAAAAGTCAACCCTGGCTATATTGGATGTTCGCTTAGTCACATTGCTGCTCTAGAGCTGGCACAGCGCAACAACTGGCCCCGAGTCTTAATTGTTGAGGACGACATCATGTGGACGGCATTCAATACCGAGCAGTTAGAACTGTTACTTAGTACCCAACATGATGTCGTACTGCTTTCAGGAACATATGTTAAATCGGATGGATTTCGTCTTTTGTCTGGACAAACAGCAGCCGCCTATATTGTAGAAGCGCATTACTATGATACGCTTCTCAGTAATTTCCGAACTAGCGTATCTCGTCTTCAGACAGGTGGAAAGTATAACAAATATGCTCTTGACCAATATTGGAAACTATTACAGACACGCGATACATGGTTGATAGCTAGACCGAGTATGGGTATTCAACGTCCAGGTTTTAGCGATATTGAGAGGCGTAATGTTAACTACACACGGGGTTACTAAATAAATGTTATCACATTACTCTTTTTTGCTCCATTGGCTAGCATAGCGGCTACGCCTTCTGGGGCGGGATTGTATACGGGCTTCTTCTTTTCCACCTTTGTTGTGGCCGGTTTGGCAGCGGCCATCATTGCCTGTCGTATTGGCGATTCCTCCTGATAATACTGTATAGACTGCTCTTTCCAACTAATGAGCAGTCTATCCGGAGACACATAGAGAACTTTGAATCCCGAGTGCCGAAGATTCCACGCCACATAGAGAATACAGTCCTTGACATCAAATCGCGGGCATCCGGGGTACCAGCTTGGAAAGTCAAAGGAGGTCATTTGTGTAGAATTCGGCAGAGCCGAATGGGCGCGAATCTTTTGTTGGACCGCCGCCAGTAGTCGGTTATAGATTTGTAGGCGCATCGCATCGAGCTTCGTCTGTGATTCAAAGAGTGCAGCGGGTGTCAGCTGCGGTGGTTGTTGGCTCGCCATCTCCCTTGACATATCTAGAGGAATGGCTAGGGAAAAACCGCAGTGGAAACCAACGGAACTCTGGAAACCAACGGAACTCTGGAAACCAACGGAACTCTGGAAACCAACCGGAGTGTCCTTCAGCTCTGGCGGAATTCACGGCAATGCCATGACCGGTGTGCTAGCCAATCTCGTCGATAACGACATGTTAGGAGCCGTCACAGATTGGTATGGCTGCTCATGTGGAACAATTCCTGCCTTGGCCGGCGCGGTCGGCGTGGATTCATCGGCATGGTTGCGTGACACGGCACTGTGCGTGAACTTCAACAGTTTGACTATGCTCAGTGACACATGTATAACTGATGTTACACAACGCTGGGGACTAATTCCAAATCAACGTCTCTTAGATATCTTTGGTAAGATGTTTGATACATGGGAGGCCGGGTTGTCTACAATAACCTTTGCGGAACTAGCAGCGCGACGACCTGTCCGCCTACATATTATTGCGACCAATATCACACGGCGCTGCCAAGTTGTCTTTAATGTGGCCAATTCGCCACATATGCGCGTAATTGACGCTGTCGTGGCATCATGTGCAGTGCCGCTGTATTTTACCCCATGGACTGCGCCGTCGGGAGAGATCTTTTGCGATGGTGCGATGAGCGAATATTATCCGTGGCGGTGCGTGACCGATAAAGCGCGGACGCTTGTCGTAGCCGGATATGATACCTTGATCAGTGGCGAGGGCCGGTTTGACCCAGTGACCTCACTGAACGACTATATGTGTTCTCTTATTCGTATGCTTCAGAAAAACAAGTCAGTGGTGCGACCGCTGAATTGGATTGCTTTGAATATTACGGCTATAGATGGGCTGGATTTCGCCATTCCTACCGAGGATCGGATAGCACTCTTTAATCAGGGATATCGCGCAGCCGAGGCGTGGACAAAGTTTACTACATGTTCTCATCGCAAAACTGACGAAGTCCCTCAGCCGTGCGTTCACCCTCGTACTTCACCTTCTTTGGCCCATTCACGAACCAAAACGTCGGATATCCCTCTACCCCGTACTCCTGCGCCATGTCAGGATTCTCGGGACCCTCAATGTACTGGCAGTGGACGCGGTCGCCGATGGTCTCTTTGAGCTTTTCAAACTCGGGTCTGGCCCTCTTACAGTGTCCGCACTGTTCCCAGCCGAACATGTAGAGGGTCGGCGACATAGAGCTGCTGAAACCTTCTATGCCACCGGGGCCGTACCAATGACGCATGCCGCCAGGGCCGTACCTATGCATGCCGCCAGGGCCGTACCAGTGCATACGGCCTGGGCCATACCGATGGGGTCTGGCAACAACGAAGATTAATAACAGTAAAAGTCCCGCTACGATGACCCAATTGTCCATTTATAGAAGGTGGAGAAAATGTCACGGGCTAAAATCAAAGTGGGCCTATCAAGGCATGTACCAACTCATTTGGGGCGGGCGTCTATGGTCGGTTGATGTGCCCGTAGAATTGGATTCTACCGGCGCATGTGCCTATGCACAGACCTTCGTGGTAACTGGCAGTCATGTGCGTGCGATGATTGCTGCGATGAAGGCGGCCTTTCCTGGGATTAGTTACGACGCCGAGTCAGGAAGCGGTACCGTTTCCGGGTTCGGCATGTCTTGCCGCGCTTCGCCGACCCACATTTGCTCTCAAACGCCGCGCACACTGTCTCAAGGTGCGGCAGCGAATCATGCGGCGTCGCACAGTCAAGGCGGCGGCAGACGCCCTCCTCAAGGGCCCACAGCCACTTCATCATTGCCTGGCGGCCACCGGCCACGGGCGGTCCCTTTGACGAAGTCGCATCTGTTGACAGCTTCGCAGTCACAGATGCTTGCCAAGCCCTGCGCCACTCCGCAACAGGGAGGATGGATGGGATCAACGACCACCACCGGCGCAGGAGTCGGAGGCGCTCGGCGCAAGTGAGACGATTATAGCGATTGCGAGCGGCGAGTGTTCTGGCATTTCTGCCGCCAGGCAGTGCCGTGCTCTCCGTTCCTGGCCCAGGTGTCGTGAAGGCAATAGCCGTGAAAAAATCCCAGCCGACGAATTCCTTCGCTTTCGGAGTCGCTGTGAATGGCGGATTCGGTGTGTTCAGAAGACCCTGCTTTCTGAGCTTGTCATTCACCATGTTATGGATATCATAGAGCCAGCGACTGAATATGGCGGGGTCCGCAACGATGTCATCCGTCAGTGGAAGCTTACGGATATAGTCGTGAAACGAGGCGCGACAATACTTACACGGCAGCACGTATTCTAGGAGGCCGAACCATTCTTTCACCTGGTCACGACGTGTTCCTAGATCAGATGCTGCTACGAGATGAAGAAGACGCCAGCCAGACGGCCCCCAGAAGCGGGTGTCCATTACTTTGTGCGGCGATTATTCTTTCGGCTTCGCCTAGGCTTTCTACGGGTTCGTTTGCCGCCCCATAGACAAGAGCCAAAACACGAGGGGGCACCCTTAGAGATAAGCCTTTTTACGCCTTCAGGTGTTCCTACACATCCAGAGCAATCTAATGTATCAAGAGCCATTGTGTATTTGTGTAATTCAGTATTAGTAGGGTTGCTGTATTCACTAGGAAATACATAATTGCTGCCACAGGATATAATTTGTTTTAATAATGGGTCGAGTGGAGAGTTTTTATACGCGCTGAGTTGAAACGCCGAAAATTGGATTAAATCTCTGCATGGGTTGAACTTAGTGGTATATGTACTACACTCAATAACCACAGGGACTTCAATACGGGTTTGTCCAAAGTCAATTAGGCGCATTTTACCGGTAGTATCAAACATGATATTGTTGTATTTTAAATCACCATGTGTGAACTTCAAGGTTTTTTGCAAATAACTTAGGCAATCTGCTAAGTGAGTAAGGAAATCTAGTGATCTGTTTATGTCCGGTGGTGACAAATAGCGCCCTAACGATGTAGGTAAACGCTCCATAACTGTGTATTGATACTTAGAATCAACACCAGATACTATAATTTTAGGCGCAAGAGGTGTGCCATTATATGTATGTTGACTGACAATGTGTTGACAGAGCACTTCGTTTAGTGCATTTACAGCTGTGTTTGTGAATCCACTTAAATCTGTTATATGTTGTATTTTTAGTGCATATGGTGTAACACCAGTAGTAACCGCACTTAGTATACCAAATGTGCCTCTACTTATATTACTACCCACAGTATATCTTACATTGTTGATTGTAATAAATGAATCTGCTACTATCATATTATCTTTAATTTTCAAGTTCCTACTATCAACGTCATACATATATGCTGTTCGTGGGCCCTCAATGAATGTATTATACTTTTCTTGCTCACCGTTGGCGAGGGTTAGATTTATTCCGATTCTTCTAAAATCATACTCAGTTGGACCGGTGAAGCCCATCCTTACTTTCTGTATTGAATATACAAAAAGTAAAGTATACATGGCAATTTACATAGGACCCATAGAGGCTAGCATGGGGCGAACGGCCCAGGGGCTGCGCTCGTATTCGGCTTTGCAGTTCACGCGAGGCTCGGGGCAGCGAGGTGGCTCCACGGACGCACAGGGAGGGCATGGCTTGGGCTCAGGGCAGTTCGGCAGCGGGCACCGCGGCCGAGGGCAGGGCGGGCACTCGCCGATCTTACAGGGCTTGTTACACGTGCTGATACAGGGAGGGCATGCGGGCACGGCGGACTTGAGCACATAGCGGCTCATGTCAGGCGGCGCAGGGCACTCGGTCTTGAGCATGTAGCGGCTCAGGTCGGGCTGTTCGGGGCACGGGGGGATAGAGGCTTTCAGCACATACTTAGACCAGTCAATAACAGGGCACGTAGGACCATTGGGACAGTTGCACGCCTCGCGTGTATTACTGCAGCGGCCACAGTTATCCGCGAACCCTTCAGAAACACCCTCGGCGTTTCTTTGGGCGAACCCTTCTGTCGTGCTAGTAGTGATACGCATAAACAGGCAGCCCAACACAAATGCTAAGACCAGAAACAAAGCGTTACTCACGTCGTTCTTCATCTTCCTCTAGTTCAGGCGGTGGAATTTGCGCGGGCTCATGTTTTTGCTCCATGCTCTTTGGGTTTTTGAAGAAGTCAACCGATGAGGGGGTAAGGTAGACATAGACACCGAACGCCAGAATTATGACAAAGAGACCTGCCCATAGCATGTAATTTTCTAGAAGCAGGTCCTTAGCGCCGGACAGAGCAGTAGTAACGGACTCCATTTCTGTAAGAGTTAGAGTTAATTGTGGATGTTTTTAGACTCAGGCATAGCCGGACACCCGAGCTTCAGGCTTACGCCATCCTCCTGCGGCCCTCCTGCGGAGGGCATCCGAGCTTCAGGCTTACGCCATCCTCCTGCGGCCCTCCTGCGGAGGGCATCCGAACTGCTCCGGAGAAACCGTCGGCACCGAATAGCGCAGCCGATCACACACCGTCGCCATCGTGCCCGGGCCAATCGTGTCGCATCCCAGCGCGTCGGCATCCTTCGGAAATGCCTGCCGAATTTGTTTACACAGCCGCTTAGTGCGTTTATCTTCCAGACCCACAAAATCGGCCGGTTCCCAGCCCACCGGCTCCCACTTATCCTTCATTTCACGTAGTCGTCGCCTTCCCTCGGGTGCTGATACTGCACCCGACAATAGGGCATCCCGAAGTCCCTGGTCGGGCACACGACAATCCCGAATTTCAATGAGTACATCCCGCGTGCTCTTTTCAAGTGTCGGTTCCGGGACCACCATGGAAAACAGGGTTGGCAGAGTCTGCTCGGGATGAATCATCCTACGCAAGAAGTGCTTCGCCGCGTTCATCATAATCGGCGGGGTTCCCTTGCGGGCTACCTCCTTCAACTCCTGACGAATTGTGTGCAGCTGCTGGATGCGTACCTTCAATATCGTGTCCTGAAGTGTGGCCGATTCTAGTTCACGCAGTGCCTCCTCGAAAATAGCAAAGAATTCGGTATACTCAGTCGGTGTTAACAGGGCATCAGGAGCACCCTTGCCAAAGGTATAGATACCGGCCATCGTCGGGTAGAATTCCTGCCACACCTCGTTATCTTCGTAAATCTCCTTAATTTCCTTACCAACATTCTGCCAGGAATCAGTGACCACACCGGTCTCTAGCTGATTGCGAACATCGGCACGCCGACCCTGATAACGAATACGCCTATGCTGTTGCTCGGTGGTGAGGGAGCCAGGGCTATCAAGATCGCGCTGGGCGGCGGATTCCAACCATTGCGTTAATTTCGTGTCAAGATCATACAAGTCCTTAAGCTGGGCTGTCTGTTTGGAGGGTGCGCTGGGTATGGGCACTTTGGCAATCGGTTCGGCCTCGTTAAGATCGGCGGGAACAGTATCATACTTGGATAGCGTATTGTATGAGCGACCGGCGACAGGTGGGTTACGAGGATCCCATGGCTTAAATCCAGGTGGATTCGCAAAGCCTTCGGCATATTCGTATAGCAGAGCCGCTACGATAAATAGCGCAACAGCGGCTCCGATAAGTTCTGGTGACGACATCCTTAGTGTCGGCTGCGGTTTTAGGGAAGAGAGCAATTCCAGCAGGGTACCTCATCAAGCCGGATATACTTGGACATATCAGGGCACACGGGGCACTTGTGTCGGGGCTCGTTGGCGAATCCTTCAGGAACGGCAGAGCCCTTTCTGTTGGATAAGCCGACAGCGTCGGCGAATCCTTCAACACGACCTGCGCAATTGCAGAATCCTTCTATCATATCCGGACGTGTATTTAACTCACGTGCTATATTTATGTCGTGACTATATGTCAGCGGCATGTGTTTTGGTTTGTGCCTAGTGTGAGCATGGCGTAATTCCACCTGCTCGGCATCAAACATAAGCTCTGAGTCCTCCGCTAAGTCCTCAAACCGTTCCTGCACTCGGAATAGTAAACCACAAGCTACCACAAGCAGCAATAAAAATGACAGCGACCAGGTGTTCATTACTATGGGTATAGAAAATGCTGTCTCCAAAGTGGATCAATGACAACGCAGTGGAGGTAGGGCTCGATGAGGCCGGTCGGGGTTCACTCTGGGGGCGTCTATACGTGGGTGCCGTCATCCTGGCTCCAGAGGACGACGCCTATTGCGACGACGGGGCCATGCTCCGTCAAATCATAGACAGCAAGAAACTGACACGCCGGCGTCGGGCCATTCTCGCAGACTACATTCACGAGAATGCTATTGAGGCCGTCGTGGCCTGGGCAGAGCCGGCGGAGATTGATGCCGTGAACGTGTTGAACGCAGATATGGCTGCCATGAATCGGGCTCTGGCGTCCCTTGAGACGCCCTTTGAACGGGTGCTAGTGGACGGCAATGTATGGATTCCGTCGTGTCCAGTGGCGGAGGCCGCGGATGCCATTGTGCTCCCTGGAGGCGACGGCGTGAGTCTAGCAGTGGCGGCCGCGAGTATCATCGCCAAGGAGGCGCATGATGCTTGGGTCCGTGAGACAGCCACGCCAGAGCTGGACGCGCGTTACGGGTTACTCTCCAATATGGGATACGGCACGGCGACGCATCTTGCGGGTCTTAAGACATGGGGTTCTCACAGTCTTCACCGTCGCTCGTTTGCTCCCGTAGGAGCTGTTACCCAGGGGGTTGCTCCTGTAGGAGCTGTTACCCAGGGGGTTGCTCCTGTAGGAGCTGTTACCCAGGGGGTTGCTCCTGTAGGAGCTGTTACCCAGGGGGTTGCTCCTGTAGGAGCTGTTACCCAGGGGGTTGCTCCTGTAGCGGCGTCTACGTGAGCCCCCGTGCGTCACAGTATTTTCTTGTCCAACTGGCACAAATCCACGTTTTGCGGCTATCGCTGCTGCCATGCTCTTAATTCGTTTTTTGAGTGTGCCCTGTGTCCTTTTATTTGCAGTTGCAGTACTTCCTACTTGTGCTTTTAGATGTACCCTTGCTGGTCGTGGCGGAGTCTGTGGTTCGTTTAGCCGCTGTAATCCTAATAACTCCTTTGCTGCTTCGCTCGCATTATACTCACGCGTTGCTTGTGCGATATCGCGATTATTCTCAAGTAATATTTGAGGTTTACGCAAACTATAAAAAAAACTAGCAAACTCTTCAAACGAAAGTTCTATACCTGGCGTAGGACCTGTCATAAACCTACGTACAATCTCATATAATGTTTCTTCATCTGTACAAGAGAATCCAATATAGTTAAAATATGCAGCAGTGCTTATAATAAAATGATAGGCGATATCAAACACAAATTCAGCATTAGCCGTGTCTTCATTATACATGGCTAATAACTGAGCTTGCATTGCAGCTCCTGGTGCTTGGCCAAGTTCGCCATAAATTCTGCCAACTATGTGTATAATAAGCTCATAGTATTCTTTCATAAAATTACGAGGCACATTTTCACCAGTTACCCATGCACCGCCGCGCTGGCCACCTCGTTGTATCTTGCTCTTTTTTGCTGGATCCGGTTGTAACGCTAGAGTCATCGCAGTTAGTTCATTTCCGTAAATAGGGTCCGACGGTAATCCAATTCGTGCGTGATGATCGCGATAGGTTATATGAAATAACGAGTTTGTCCTAAAAATAGTAATTGCGTTAGTTGGATCTACTTCACACACCATGTTTGCCCTCAAGCATTCTATGTCTCGTACATTGTTGCTGAAAAGCGCGCGATAAGTGGGCAGATTTGTATTGACAGTGTTTATAGCACTGTACAATCCCTCGAATAAGCCACTCAATGGAGCACTTATATCTGTTACATCCACTACAGTTGCACCTATTTTAATAGTCTGTCCTCCTGCAGAAATTAACGTAATCAAATCGCGTATCTGTCTCATAACTTTTGCATTACTTTGGTATATGTCAGTTCGTAACATATCAAACTCTAGAATGCTACGTAGCTCTGGTGGTAATGATGGGGTATAGTAAAACGATTGACCCAAGTCAGCCTTTTCTTTACTATACTCGCTTTTTGAACACTGACGACATACAGGGATCTGTAATTCAATACATTTTGCAGCAACGACAGAATCTACAGTGAATAAACAATATGTAGTTGGGTCTCTTCTACCAATGACAAGGCGTGCCAATATAACCTGCATAGCATCGCCAAGAGCTTTATATAAAAGATATTTCGCCGCACGGTGTACTGTTGCGTCCGCTAAGTTTCCAGCATTGTCAATAAGATATCTATTTTTAATAGGATTAGAGATGGATATATCGTCACCTCCGATACAATTAAAGTCCCTATCAATTTCGGAATGAGTATCTAAAAAACCTTTACCGGCGGCACCAGCTAAATCCACCGTCAGAGAGCCATTTTGTCGTATTGGTCCTACGCTAAATTTCTTAAGTGCAGAACCAAATCCCATGAGTGCTAGTACATTATAATAGGGGTTTACAGCCCCTGGGTTTCCTCCAATAGAATAGCCTAAATTAGTGTCTACACTTACAGATGGCTCGCCAAATTTCTTGCGACCAGCTGGATCAAAATAAGAGGCGGCCGTTAAAATCTCTTCAATAACCTTTCCACACGTTGCATCTGGAGAATAGCCGCTTTCATGAAATCCCTTGTTAACATGGGGAAGTTTATCTTGGTAAACTAGGTAACCTCTAGGATCAACAGGGTGGCGCCCTTTGCTAAGATGATGTTTGTATTCCCACGGTAGTAGAGTCTGTAAAAAACAAATGGGAATTTGTTCAACATTAGATTCATCAATTATATTCTGTTTTTGAACTTCTAATACCATAGGATGATTAGGAATTGGATCATAAGCAGTCAACTGCCGTATTGCTCTAACAAAGAGTTCATTCGTTCGTGGCGCTCTAAGTATAATAGGGGGATCAGCACCTATATCTTTTAATATATCTAATTTAAAAATAAGTTCAAGGCGTTTACGACGTTTTTCCCCACCCATGCCATATATCTCGTCAATAAGACTAAGACCCTCATTCCGTCGGGTCACTGCATCGGAACCGTCTGCAGCATGTACGCTCATCCCTTACTTTGTTCTCATACTTTGTTTATCTGTTCTGACGGATAAACAATGTATAGTGACCTGGTCTTTAGAAGAACCGGAAGCCGCCCTGGTGGTTCTTGGACTTGGACTGGCTGCGGCGGCTGTTGCGGCTCTTGCGGTGGCTCTTGTGGGCCTTGCGACTCTTGTGCGCAGTCATCTTGCGACCCTTGCGGTGACTCATCTTACGGGAAGCCATTTATACTAGATGCAAACATTTTTAGTGCCGCTAAAAAGTTGATGAACGCGGCTCAGCCCAGCCACCCCCTACGATGAAGATTCTTCTCCTTGATACGGAAACAAATGGTCTGCCGAAGAATCGGTACGCACCGCCATCCGATTATGCCAATTTTCCGGCTATTCTCCAACTCAGTTGGGCCATTTATACCGTTACCGGGACCTCGCTAGTTGAGGAGGAAGTCCGGGACCTTGGCCTGGCCCTGAATCCCTCCATTCCCTGGAACACCGGGGCCGCCGCCGTTCACGGAATTAGTGAGATAGAGGCACGTCACGGGGTACCTGCGGAAGAGGCCCTCCAGCAACTAGCAGTGGCCCTGAGGTCGGTGGACATGGTTATCGCCCATAATTTGCCCTTTGACAAGGATGTTATCCAGGCCGCCGGGTGGCGGGCCTCCGTCCAAACGTCGTTGAAAGAACTCCGGGGTATTTGGCCCCCTGTTCGGGAACTCTGCACCATGCGGGCCACAACTGCTCTAGTGAAGCTGCCCGCCACCGCCAAGCAGGCCCAGTATCCTGATCTCGGCCCCTACAAGGCACCCCGTCTTAACGAATTATACACGTGGCTGTATGGACGCGTGTATGATGTGTCGGGTGCCGTCCTTCATACGGCTGCGTCGGATGTTCATTGTCTAGCAGAGTGCCTGCGAGGGTTATTGGGCCGCAAGCTGCTTGCTCTTTGACCGACGTGATAGTTTGAATGCGTCGTCTATTTTAAGTGCGGCCTTAAGTTCATCGCGTTTTTCTTCTACTCTGTCGCGATGTGCACGCTTGAGCTCGGGCATAGTCGGCTGATGGCCGATACACTCCAAAGGAAAGACCTCGCTCAGGGGGAGTTTTTGTTTCAATGCGGCCAGGCGACGACTGCTCTCTAGTTCCACAAGAAGCTTGATTAGACACAGCAGCCGCTCTGTCGTATACTCTGTGATGTTGGCGAAATACATGGCGTAATACATCTGGATTAAGAGATCTATGGACCCGAGACGATATCCGGCGGGACGCTTGAGTGTGGTGTAGCTGTGGCAGGCATCCGTTTCAAAGACTACGGCGACTAGCACAGAGTTGTGACGGAGTTCGGTGCGGGGCGGGAGGATTTCGCCAAGGGGTTCTAGCCTCGTGGCTTCTAGGCCCAGGTCCTCAAACTCCTTTATCGTCGCCGGCTTATCCGACATCATCAGCACGACGCGCGATGTGTCCTTGCCTTTATTGAGATAACCGACTCCGCTCAGAAAGACGACGCCGGCCTTGATGCCCGCGGCCACAATCTTCTTATGAAGCGCGGTCTCCGTTGTGACCTTCTGCTTGGGGCAGGTGCCGGCCCTAATGGGATATTCCGAATTCAGTAGCAGAAGGCGCTCATAGACCTTTTCCCAGCGACTTACCATACCCGCCGGTCGCGACAGCTCCAGATACATGTTCATGCGCAGAAAGTTCACGCTGGCATAGTGAATGCCAGCTATTTCGCGCGCATCGCGAATAACTCGCTCATAGATTTCCGGTGGTACATAGGTGATGTCGGCGGCGGCGCGGAAGTTGACAAAAATCTTGTATGTACCCTCGTGAATGCCGAACTTGGCCTCTACCTCACGAAACCCTTCGTTATAAAAAGTGGACATCAGATCGGCGCAGTCCTGGAGTGGGTCCGGCGTCATAAAATCGTAGTCGGGTAAATAGAGTTTGGGATCATAGAACTTAGTGGCAGGAGAGAGATGTGCATTTATGGCGGCACCGCCATAAACAACCCGTCCCTTTATGCGTAGAAAGTGCTCCATAATATCTACAATCTTGCGGGCCTCAGTATCTTCGGCCGCGAAGCGCTCCTGGAAGTCGGCGGCCTCCGCCGCCGCCGCCTTTACCAATGAGACGAGCTCTTTTATTTTTGCGGTCATCCCTATTATGGTGCTATCGTTTACTGAATTAAACGGAAACTATGGACACCAAAGTTTTTCTTGTCAAAGAAGGTCGTCAGGGTCGCATCGTCTTTGCTCTGTCCCAGGAGATTGACGGCCACCATCTGGGCTCCACTCTGGAGACAGGCCAAATACGACGCATCGTTAAAGAGAGCCGCGTTAGTACTAGAGCGTCCGCCAGTAGATGGCTGGACTACACAGAGACCTGTCTGCGCGATGGTCTGTGGCACGCCGTTGACTTCGGTGGTCGCTGTGATTGCGCCGAGACCGCTGGGCTCAAAGAGAATTGTATTCGGCTGCGTCATCTCCATGGCGTTCGTAGGCTCCCACATTGTGGTAGTGCGATAGGTATTCATGAAAGCGCCGTATGTCTTGACATTGGGGAGCGGATCATAGCCGGGCTGGATTTCCGGGATGACAATCAGGAATACCTTAGAACGAAAGCTGCTGACGGGCTCTGTATTCAAGGCGCTCTGGTTCGCACACTTGTTCCAGTTACCGCCCATCGCATGACCACCGATTACGGCGCGGATTATGTTACCCATCGTATTGAGATAGGAGACACTCATTGTGCCATGGAGTTTGAGCACGACGAAAAAGGGATCGGTAGACTGAGGGCCAGTGAAGGCCGTATCTACGGCGGCCTTCATGATGTCACCAAGTGGTGCCGAATTCCGCGTTAGCATCTTCCACTGACTGTACCGCCCCACTCCCTTATCGAGACCGCCGCTGGTTACCATTAATGAATCGGTGGCATTCGCCATGGTGGCAACGGTAGGCCGATCGCGGTCTGCGGGGTCTGGCCAGATATCAAAAATAATAGCGCGCGCACCGGCATCTACTTGGAGACGGGCCGCCTCGGGTGTCACGATACCGATGAAACCGCCGCTTGTGGAGGCGTCTGTCATCACGCCACCATAGTTTGCCGTTGCTACGGCAAACCGATTTATGGGTGTGGTAGGAGGAAACGTTGTGTCTGAAAAAAGCCCTTTGCGCAGATGGCGGACACCATCGTAGTCATTGGTAGGCGGCGGAGGCGCATATTTTAGCACACTTATTCTATATCCGACCCAAATAATAACGCCGACCATAAGGGCCGCGATTACTAGATGAAAAATGTTTAACGCTTCTCCGAGTGCCATTCTACCTATGTCTGCGGTTTAGCTGAACTGGGCCATAAACTCGCTATAAGGGATCATGGTTGCACCCACGGCGACTGCCTTCTTATACTTGGCCGAGCCTGGCTCCTTATACACCAGAATGGTGTCGGCCTTCACGGTGTCGCCGAAGCCGTGACCCATGGCCTTGAGACGGGCCATGATCTCCTTGGGTGGCTCACCACCGGTAAAGACAATAGTGGGACGTGTCTGTTTGGGCTCAGCTGCAGCAACACTAACATCGGGCGCCAATCCAGACTCGTGGCGCCACTTGAGATAGGCCGGTACAGCGGCAACAATCTCGTGAACCACGGCTGCACCGACGCCCTGGACAGTCGCCAGACGGGCCGATGACCACTGACCCACATTCGGTGTATGGGCGAACAACACTGCTAGTTTTGTGGAGCCGACGCCACGGGGCATGCGAGTGCTCGCAACCATCAACGTAATTTCTGTCCAGGGCCCGTGTTTCCTAGCACGAAGGCCGGCGTGAATCTTGGCCGCCATCTTGGCGGAAAAGCCAGCGGCCTGAAGTCGTGCGGGGTCGGCAGCATACACGGCGCCCACCGTTTTCAGCCCGCCGTCATATAGGGCCGTTACGGCGCCAGGACCCACTTCTTCGGCACCTAGCACCTTCATGGCTTCTAGCAGTTGGCGCTGACGGGCCTCGTCGCTCTCGCCCACCGGCCGAATATTAACGGCTGTGGCCGCGGGGCCGTCCCATTCATACTGCTCCGGCATCCCAGGAGTGACCGGTGTGTAGACCTTCACGATGTTTGGAATAACGTCGCCGCTGCGCTGGATTAGCACCGATGCGCCCGGACCGATACCATTGGCAAAGATAAAGCGCGCATTTTTGCCGGTGACGCGATTAATGTTGGCCTCCGAGAGTCGGACCTCCTCAATCAAGACCGTGGGCGCAAGAATACCCTTTGCCGAGACGTTCCACTCAACGCTGGTCACGGTCGTAACCGCGACCTCGGCCTCTACGCGGGTCTTCCAGGCCATGCGATCGTCTGGATTCTTCGCGACACGCAGCGCCGCCAGATAGCCATCGGGTCGGGCTACATTCGGCGCGATAACGAGTCCATCCAACTTATATCTGCAAGACTTCTCGGTATCGCTAAAGAGTTTCTTAAGAAATTCGGTGTTCATATCGCCGACCTTTATGGCCAGAGAGTCGGCGACCGTGTAGCCGTGTTCGTTCATATAAAGGAAACCGTCAACGGGCTTCATGTTAGGTGCCATCAACTCATAGGCGACAAACTCAATCTCGGAAAAGAGTGCGGGGTCTACTTCTTTGCGGTTCAACGCACCGGCCACGATATTTCGGGCAGAGCCGCCCTCAGGCACGGCCTTGGACCCAATCCGAATAATGAGTTCACCGCGCACTGCCTCACCGCTAGGCCGGAGACCCTTAAAGTGGGGAGCGAATGCGCTAATATCGCGCCCCTTCATGCCGTCGCCGCGTGTGAACAGGCGGCGCGATTTCGGCAACCAGAGCGCCGAGCAACCGTCTAGCTTGGTGGAAATCTGGTAGTGACGAGCGGGATACTTGGACACCCATGCGGCAATCTCCTCTGCGGTCTTGAGTTTGTTGATGCTCGGCAGTGGAATGGGTAGGGCCACGGTCTCCACATTTAGCGGCAGTGCACCAATTTTTTGGAAGAAGGGATTACCAGGGTCAAGCTCACGAAGACGCTCTACGAGCGCATCGTATTCTTCATCAGTATACCCCGTCGGACGTCCATTCGTGTAATCTTCCAGGGCCTTTTTCAGCGTAGCAGCGAGCGTAGCAGCGTCCATTATCTTCTTATAGAGCCTTATTTTTTTAGGTGTACACCGTGCCATGCGTCACATTTTTGCGACAAAGACCTAAACGAATCGGACCTAAAGAAGGGTAGGATGACCGTGTGGAAGGGGCTAGCAGCAGTTATTCTCAGTTATACCGCACACTACGGCCTCATCAAAATATACAATGTCGTATGTGTTCCCGATGGTGTAACGGGGTTTCTCCAAGGGTTTCTGACTACCGGATCCCCGCTGTGTCAGTCGGGAGTCCAGTTGATTTCGGCGACCCAGGTGTCATATTCTACGCTGATCACTATGGGGCTAGCACGGTTGATGGTGGACTATCTGCCTGGAAAGGCAGAGACGAAGACTTAGTGCGAATTGTGTAGGCGCGCCATGTGGCCTGGATGCGAGTGGCGGCGACATGTTTATCTTTCCGACAATGCGGAATAAGACGGGGATGGGCCGCGGTAAGAAGCACTGCCATGATGTCACTTTTGGTGTTGCCCTCGTAATCAAACGAGGTGTCATTTTCTGCCAACCACATGAAGGCATTCCAGCCAAATTCATCTTGGGCGAACACGTCCGCACCGGCGGCCAGGAGCTGTTTAGTGACGGCGCACGACAGATCATTGCTGACTGCTGCCATCAGGGGGGTTATTCCCGTATCTGGATTGACATAATTGGGACTAACGGTAGCCAATGCGGCCTTCACGCAGGGAAGTGATCCATTCTCACAGGCGGCCATGAGGGCGGATTCCACCGTTTCCTTCTCGTCGTAGAGACGACCGACGACGGCCAGATCGGCTCCATTGAGGAGGAGAGTGGTGGCGGCGGCATCTTCGCCGTGGATGACGGCATAACACAGAGCAGTTTTGCCGCTGTCGCAGCGTTCGTGGACGTCGGCGTTTTCTAGGTGGGTGGCAATGGCTGCTGCGTCATGGTCGCGGATAGCGGCCATGAGTGGCGGCAGATACTCCAGTGTTTCGGAGTCTGATTCAGAATCGGATTCCGAAACAGCAACAAGTCGCTCAGTTTCAGTGGGCTCGGCGCGACAGTAGGGGCAGTTGCCGGTGCCGTCTGGTTTCTGGAGCCAGCGCACCAGACAGGCCGTGTGAAATTCGTGCCCGCAACTCATCACGGTGCGGCCAGTGGCAGCGGTAATCGCGTCACAACAGATAGAACAGTCCATAGGGTCTTCCCTACTAGGGCTACAAAGCTAGGCTACGCTCAACTTTTTATGCCTACATGTCTCATGCTGGCTTTCCTCATGCTGGTCACGAAACAAGAACCAACATCTCTTGTTCGTTGACGCATTCGTCACTGGCGTTCCTCATGCTGGTCACGAAACAAGAACCAACATCTCTTGTTCGTTGACGCATTCGTCACTGGCGTTCCTCATGCTGGTCACGAAACAAGAACAAACAACTCTTGTTCGTTGACGCATTCGTCACTGACGTTCCTCATGCTGGTCACGAAACAAGAACAAACAACTCTTGTTCGTTGACGCATTCGTCACTGACGTTCCTCATGCTGGTCACGAAACAAGAACCCAGACCACGGCGTCCCGCAGATACTGCTTCATACTGAGCTCTGTCTGCGAGCCGATATTGGCCTCATTTTCTAGATGGTATCTGAGCCCATCGTAATGGACAAATACATAGTGAAGTATGTGTCGGTTACGACGAAAGAGGAGAATAGACATTGGTGCTCGTAGAGCGTTCCGAACACCGTCGCCGGTCACGCGTCTCGCCGCCGGCCAATAGCGCCGCAGTGCGGCATCCATGTCCGCAATCTGCGTGCCTTTGAATCCATCTGGATGAACCGGTCGTGGCCTACAGTGAACCATGACTTGGCGATGGACGGCACGGGCTGCACCGTGAATGCGTCGTTGATAACGAAGAGCATTGATGATGGCGATCGGACCACAGGTATACGATGCACGCTGCGTCTCAAATAAATAGGACCGCCATAGATAGTAATTATATCTATTACAGAGGCACGACATACTAGCAGTGTATCCTGGAAGGTCACCCTCATATTTTGGGCAAAAAGTTGACGGGGATGGCCACGGTCTGAGCCCCATGTACGATGTATTACATTTATAACTGTTGGGAACTGCAGCGCCCCGGCGAGTCCACAATCGCGGGCTCCCTCGTGCTAGACACGGCGGATACCGAAGACAAGGCTCGCGAACTCATGACGATGTACGAAGCCAGACATAAGGACTTTAACGAGAAGTTTCCCATAGGCAATGAAAATCGCCGGACTCGTTTCGTCTATATTCAATGGCCCTAATCTTCTATGCCCAACATGGCTAGCAGTGCCGCGTCGCTCGCCGCCATCTTCGCCTCCGACTTTGACATTGTCTTTTTTGGACTGGTGGGTCCTGGCGCTGCCGTAGCCGCGCCGCCAAGCTCAGCAGCCACCTCCTTGTAAGGCAGATCAATGTCTTCGGTCCGTTGATGGACGGGCAGCGCTGTCCAGTTGGTCGCCGTGCCCGCGAAGCAGGCCCGCAATTGGAGCACCCAGACAAGCAGAACACGCATGCGCTCCGTTAATGTCCACCGCTTCCAATGTGTCTGGAAGGCGTGGGTGACAGCAGCACACATCGTCGGCCAGCCTCTGTGTGTGGTGTTAGTGATTGCGCGGCCGAGCTCCAGCCAAAACCAGATCGCCGATGCCCGTGCCTTTCCGAGAGCCGCCGCTCCTCTGGTCGCACATTTGACCTTGGTCGGCATCAGTGTCCATGCTATAATGGAGAGGGCCGATCGTGTGTCACCCGTCTCTAAGAAGGTCAACCATCGCCCCGCAAGAATCCGGACCTCCATGTCGTCCTCACCCCGTTTCCACACCGACATCACGGCAGAACTATCGGCTGCCACCGGAACGGTCTGCTCCCTAATAACACTGATATCATATGTCACGATGTCCTTCGTGGGCCAGACCACCGGTGTCGGACGCGGCTGGTCTAAGAGCCGTGTCGTTATTTCAGCCGCCGCTGTACGTACATCCGGATCATTGCGAAAGACCACCCAGTCTCCGTGTGCCTGTGCGGCGGCCTCAATGGTGGCCCACGATTGGCGCAACAGAATAGGCAAGGTCGGCGTATCTAGCCATGCTAGCCAATAGGATGCCCATAGAGAGCCTACCGCGCCGGGAGTCGCCACGAGTTCAGCCGTCCACCGAAACGCCGCACGACGATTACGTTGATCTATGGCGTCACGCAGAGACCTGCGCACGTCGGCCAACTCATATCCACAAATCGTGGTCATCTTGTTAACTACGCATGTTAGAATGCGCAACTATTAACACGAGGACCTAGGTAGAGGCATGGACGTGTGGCCGCTGGGCATTGCTATTTTTATCTCGGTCTGTTGCATATTCTACTTATGGGAACTGGCAAAGTCATATCGTGTATCGGTGGACCTGGATGGCATAGAACCTTTCGCTTCCACTTCAGGTAAAGGAAGTGGCTACGCCACCACCGAACCTTTCGCATCAGGAAATGGCGAGGTTGCACAGCATATCGACGACACCTGTTACGATGCCTTTTACGCCAAAGTTTATGATTATCTGGTCCAGCCTCTGGCTCGCGCGCCCATGGAGACGAAGGTGTCTCTGGAATTTGCCGAAAAGACAAAGCCGCGTAGTGAACTTCGGATCGCCGACATTGGCTCTGGGACAGGCATTCATGTGGAATTATTTGCCCGGGAAGGTGTGCTGTCTGTGGTAGGATTTGACAAGTCCGAGCACATGGTGGCCGAAGCCAAGCGCCGTTTTCCGACGCGCGAATTCGTGATCGGCGACGCATCCGTGGCCACGATGGCGACCGCTGATCAGTTTGACATGGTGACCATGTTCTATTTCACAGTATACATGGTGCCCGAGCGAACACAGATGCTGCGCAATATCTATCTGTGGCTCGCACCCGGTGGCGTCTTTGTCTGCCACATTGTGAACAAGGTGAAGTTTGATCCCGTGCTAGAAGCGGCGAGTCCGTTTGTGGGCTTCTCAGTTCAAAAATATGCGGACCAGCGCGTCACGAAATCCGCGGTAACGTTTGAAGAATTTGACTACGTGGGTGACTTTCAACTCAACGGATCACGGGCTGTCTATGAGGAGGTATTCAAGTTCAAGGACGGACGAGTACGGCGCCATGAGCAGCGGGTCTGGATGCCTAACATAGACCTGCTGGTGGGCGAGATTACTGCGGCGGGATTCAAGTATGCGCATCACACGGACTTGACGGCCATCGGATACGAATACAACTATCTATTCTTTTTTCAGAAGTAAAAAAGGTGCTGTCTAATACAGAACTGTTGGGGATATAAACTCAGTTCACTATTATCTACATAATGGTTCACTGGGTCTACGTGCTAGAATGCGAAGATGACTATATTTATGTTGGAGAAACAACGCGATTGTTTTCACGGTTTAGAGAACATCTTGAACATCGTGGTGGAGCGAATACATACAGACATACACCTCTCAGATTAATTGGCTTATATAAAGTTAATGAGAATACTGCGTTTATGGAATATAGAAATGCTATTCTTGGAGACGACTATAATCAATTTCTTTTAGATAACTGGGGAGAAAATGGAGATAATCTTACAATAGAAAATCATATTACAGAACGTTTCTTTTATGAACGACGAGACAAAGCTGGAGGTTTAGAGTATAAAGTTAGAGGAGGAAAATATACACGCGATGATGATGACACTGTGTATTTATCCTACAGTCCTACAATTAGAATAATACCAACGGAACAAATTGTAGATAGGCCTCTATGTAAGTGCGGTAATCCTTCGGAAGTTAAATTAAGCAAAGATAAGTCAAAGATTTATTTTGTATGTGCTCTTAAAAATGTCTGGCCAGAATTCTGTTCTAATTTAGAGGTAGGGGATCCCTGCAATTTCTGGCAGTTGTATAATGAGGACCTTACTTTAAAGACACGATATGAGAGTGTAAAAATGCTAAGCAGAGAATTGTGGGTTGCAAATATCCCTGCTTCGCTTTATAAGATACATCCGGAACCATGTATCTCATGTGAGAAAACGAATTATCTGCCTGTATTCAATGGTGGCGTGAGAAGATTATGTCAATCTTGCCTTTCAACAAAATACGATTCGTTGAAAGAGCAATATGGTGGATTTTTGGGCAGAAAGTAGACTCTGCATTAGACGGCACATTTTTCAAATCCGATCAACCTTCGCTGCCGCAACTACCGGATTCCGCTCTGCCAGAATCGCCTGTCCTTCCTTTTGGAAATCGTGAGGACACGCGTGGAGCTCGGGAAGCCTGTGGCTCCGACAGAAGCGGGTCTTACACTTTGAACAGGTCAGATCTGTGAGCATGAGTTTGACTTTACAACAGTGACAGCGTTTCTGCGTGGACACATCTAGGGTCAGAGGCGGTGGTGCGAGGGCCGTCATGGTCTGGTATTGGGGACTATAATCCGCCATACTACGATTCATTTGCTATACTGGTGCGTCATATTTATGTGGGCAAAATGATGATTTAAATCAATGATATGGGATCTGCCTTGGCTAATTGATTTTGATGCTGGTAAGACGGGGCCGCCGCCACCTATGCCGTTGGGCTCCTGCCGATTCGCCGTTGTTCGTGATATTTCAGAAGACTGGATTACTCTCGTAGGGACAGCATTGACGGTGGTAGAGGCCCGCCAGAGACTAGCAGATGCCTGGATCCCGTGTCTCTGGTCTGAAGGCCGGCTGGTGGGAACATGTGTTTTGAGAAACCGACATGACGTGTGGATCCTTGAGACATTGAAGGCGCCCGGATACGGCGCCCTGCTCCTATATCAGACGTTCGCATGGCTCTATGCGCGTAATCCGCGCTTTCGTCTGGCCTATGTCTGGGAGCTCAGTCTGCCTGGTCTGGTTGCGGCATGGTGGCGGGGCTGGCTGTGGTCTGCTACGGCGATCGAGTATGGCTGGATCTGGACGAACGGCTGTGGCTTTTGTGGCGGCTACCACCGACCTATTGTGATGCCTGTGCATATTCAGGGAGCGGGCTGGTCCGCAGTCGTCAACGATTCCGGGCTCGGTGACGGCTGGGGCTATGTTCAAGAGTATCGTGGAGCGCCGGACTGGTCGGTTGTCGGTAAAAAATGGCGGGGTCTATGGATGCGTGCTAGTCAGCGACCAGAGGGCTGGTCATGGTCCGGTGAATTTGTGGTGGTGGGCGCGATTAGGCAGGGGTCTCTGTGGGCGACGCCAGAGATTGCTCTGGGAGCTTAGCCAGATAGTTCGTAAACTCCTCGTCCTCCTTCTCTTGCTCCTCCAGGCGAGTATCGGTGCACTGATACTTGCAGTCAGTATCGGTGCATTCGCAGCGAGTATCGGTGCACTCGTAGCGAGTGCACTCGCGAATGAGGTTCTCATACTCCTCATTCTCTGTCTTTTTGTCGTGAAGAGGCGAGGGGTGCTGCAGTGGCTGAGGCTGCTCAGGCTGCTCAGGCTGCTGAAGCTGCTCAGGCTGCTGAGGCTGCTGAGGCTGAAATGGAGGACTGTCCGCATAGAGCTGCATCGGCACCAGTGCCGGCATGGGATCCTCTGGCCAGTTGTTCAGCTGGAACTCAACCGCGTCAATGATAATGTCGTATGCACGGCCTAGGCGGGACACCATTATCAGGACAGAGGGCAACATCTGTGCATCAAGCTGAAATGATGCGAATGGGTCATCGTCATGCTGCAGCATGTCAATGGTAATGCGCAACCACTGCAGAATCGTGGGCGCGTCACACTCAATTGTGCGCAGAGTGGGCTTGATGTAGTTGGAAAAGCCATAGCGGAATGTTAGCTGGAAACCCTCATCCAGCTTCGTGATGCGAATCACATCATCCTCCTTCTTAGACTCAGGGGTGCGGATCAGGCGGATATTAAGAACACTCTCAGACATCGTACTTGACTAGCAGGGGTTTGGGGGTCGTCAAGTTTAGCTTAGGCGCTTTATAATTTCTATGTAGATTGTCTCTACTTGGATATAGAATGCGATTAATTTAGTGCGTGCTTCCCTAGCCTTTTCGTTAATAAAGTCGGCAGTGGGCTTACCCGACTTAAATATCTGTGGATGGAGACGATAGACATTGGTACCCTGGTCATCTATTTCAATGATTAGGCTGTTAATGATAGCTGACATAGCTGTGACATGATTCGTATATAGTTGATTCATTTTAACTAAGAGATCCTGTACAGCTTTGATATTGAATGTCTCTTTGCCAGAACGACAAAGTGGCATTGCCGACATACCACTGAAATGTAGGTCCTCAAGGCGGTTACCCTTGTTTTTAGCGACTAATTTTGGAAGATAATCTCCCGTGTAAAGCTCCTTAAGATTACTTAAGAAGCCGTCAAAGTCAGAATCTAATTTTACATCAGGTGTACCAACACTATTCCATTCTTTAACACACACAAATTGAAGCGTAGCCCACGGGTAGACTTCGCTGAGATTGGTCTTTTGCCAATAAGGGTCTCGGCAAATATCCGTGCGCGCTTTACGCTGGTCATCTCCTGCTACAACTACGCGGACCCGTTTGGCGGCAGGAGAATCTTCTGTTGACATCAACCTGCGACATTTTTCAAAATAATCATGAATATATTTTTGCGCGGGCCCTTTGATAGGTCCGCCTGTATCGGCGCCGATGTTGGCAAAAGGAAACGCACCAACCGGCGATTGAGCCCGTTGGTGCCCTAATACAGCCTGCAGGCTTCGTGCTGCAATCTGGTTATTAAGCCCACCGAAGCCGAGGCCCTGGGGACGGGCAAGAGCACCCTGGCCCCCAAGGGCTGCAAGGACCGCTGCGCTACGGTTATCAAGGCCAAGGCCAAGGCCACCGAGGCCGAGACCACCGAGACCAAGACTACCGCTACCAAGGCCAACGCTACCAATGCTAGAAAAGTATTGTTGTAGAACCACAGGTATTGCTTTGTCGTTACCTGCGGCCATTAATTTTTTAATCTCATTGAATAATCTATAGGATGCGGCCGGCTCTGTAAGAATCTGAGACGTCATTAGTTTCTGACAGAACTCTCCAAATGAGCGTCGGGGTTGGCGTGGAGAAAATGATACATACTCCTCATTATACAAGATACCACATGCTAGATTATGTTGCATATCAGTCATACCTACTACCACACCGCGCTCTGGTGCATCTATGACGACTGGTGCTAAAAATTCAAGGCGTATTGTTTTTGCTTGCGTAGCGTCAGTTAACGTTGCTTCAATAGAGTAGCCTTTCTGATCTGTAAAAGTAAGCAACATTGTCGGCCTGTCATATAATGAATATACGTCGCCATCAACGCCAATATTCTTCGTTATAAAATTATGGCGCTCTAACCAGGGTCTAATATCTCTGTCACTACCACCACGCTGTGCCTGCATTGGTTTCGGTATTTTTCCTAATAGAGTCTTCACTTGAGGGTGATCGTACTGCATAGATGCCAGGCATGCGACAATAGTCGCAATTGTACGAAGCATAGTGTAAGACAGTTGCTTACATACCTCTTTCCGCATATCAGTGCCCACTGATTTAAGCGAATCTTGATACAAAAACTCTTGAGGAACCCCACTGACATCTGTTATAAAAGGGAGTAACTTGATTCCAATATTCTTTTTCTTAAATATAACATAGTTTCCACATGGCCCCTGTACATTTAAATTAAACAGATTATAGATATCTTCTGTATTCAGAATTCGCGCAGTTCCATATGTCATTCGGCTAAGATTTGTCAAAATTTTCGCATTTACGGGAAATGGATCAGTCGTTGTAATACTGCTTGCGTTACCCATTACTTACTCAGCAGTTTTTCTTTCATAGGTGTTATCCGCTTAAGGCATTTTTGTATAGTCACCACGCTAATACCACAGACACGTGCTATTTCCGAAATATCAATACGAATCCCCATTTCCTGACTACAGAATGTTATAACAGATGCTGTCAACGAAGGCGGAGTATTCTCCGGGACAATTCCCAAGTCTTCAATTCGCGCGCAGACATCAAAGACGGTGGCCTCAAGCGTGGCTGCTGCATGGCGCGGAATAGACAGATTTGTGAGGTACGGCTGAATGAAATCGCGATAGGATGTGGTGGGACTGGCTGTCTTTTGCCAGACTGCGCGCCGTTGATTGGCTCTCGCTGTTGCCTCCTTGTCACTAGTGCCTGATGCGACCACCTTGGGTGCCGGTGAGGTGTAGGTATCCGTCTGTTGTCCATTGAGACGAACGGCAAAGAGCGATTGAAACTGCTTGATGCCCTTGGTCACATGACGAATGGGTAAGTTAAAGATCTCGCCAATGTTCTTCGGCATCCGTGGCGTTCCATGACGCTTGAGGGCCTCCCATAGACAGGCGGCTAGCATGGCGTCACGCTGGGCCTGGCCCCTACAAATGGCGACGGCCGTGAGTTGCGCAAAGAGCTCTTTGGACTCCTCAATTACGGCCGTGCTGATGCCTGCATTTGAAGCGCGGACTTGGAGACTCTCAAAGATGGACCACAGGGTTCTCTCGCGATAGGGCATCATATTCCACATATGGTAGCGCTTGATGGAGCGCATGGCGGCCGACTGATTGCCGTTCAAGATAATCGTGCCGAGGCTGCTTTCGGGCAGTAGATGATTCACGGGAAAGGAGCAGCGGGAAGGATCGGTGCCGCCGGACTCGGAGGAGAACCATCGGTATTCGGCACTCTGCTCAAGCGGACAATTCACAATGGTGCCGCAGCGCATACAGACTTCGTAGGCACCGGATAGTTCTATGGCGGCTGCATCAGAGCAGGTAGGACAGCGTATACCCTCTTCAATCTCTGTTTCGGCTACGGGCCACGGAAATGCTTCCACAGTGCGGCCGAGTGAGGGCCACAGATCGGTCATACTTTAGGTATTGGTGAGTCAGTCTCGTCATCTTTAGCCAAAGCAGGGCAAAACCTGGGCCCCTAGTAAGGGATGGAACAAGATGGCTATGGATTTTTTGGTCCGGACTATTCCTTTGCCGAGAATATTCCTCTACCTGGTCAGGTCGGAGTCCAGCGCGGATCCTCTATATCATCTATTATCGATGCAGTCGGCGGCCTGAATTTCTACATGGATACCATCGCCTTCGGCGGTCGTACCATGTTCAACAAACAGGATACGCGCCCCATGGGTATCCGCTACTATCTGAATACGGGTCAACGCTGCTCCAACGGCGCCACAATGTCGGTCTATGTGGACGGAGTGACAAAGGGCGATCTGCTCGGCACGACGGTGCAGAGGGGGCTCGCCTCGGCCGGACTGCCAGGTCTCAAGGGTCTGGCACCCGGTATGTTAGAAGGCGCACGCGACGCACTTGACCCGCGCCCCATTATATCGGCCGTATCTGGCACAGGCTATCCTGTTTGTCAGCAGGTCCAGTGTCCTGTCGGTGACGTATACGGCGGTATCGCGAACCGAATGGAACCAGAAAAGGGTAACTATATCGTAGACCCTGTCCAGGTCGTAAACGGGCAACCTACGCAGACCCGATGGGTCCAGGCTTACAATAAGGACGGCTGGCCAATCACGATTACGCAGGATGAATTTGGTAATACACCGAAGTGTTACAACCCTGATGGAACCTATATGGACCCGCCTGGGGCCGGATGTCCTAGATCGGTGTCACCGACTAACATGCCAGGGACCGACAAATTCAGTCTATGTCGTATAGTCCAGCCACGGACGCTGCCGCCTACACACGAAGGATTCACTGATTATTCGCCCGCTGTGGTCCTGGCACTCGGTGTCGTGCTCCTTTTCGTGTTCATAAAGTAGGGATGTTACCTGCACGATATTTCGCTGGACTAACGCGGAAGCAGAAGAAGGAACGCCTGGCCGAAATAAAACGGTTCGGTACACTCAGTTGGAAAGACCCACGCGCCTACGTCGGCTTCAAGACGGACACCTACGTGAAATCGCGGACCTCCAACTATACCCAGCGATTCCGTCGCCTTTTTCCGCGGGCAAAGTCTCTCAAACAAAAGGCGGACGCGACTGGTGTGCCGCTCCGCTACATCCGCGGCTCCTATAATCGCGGCATGGCGGCATGGCGCACGGGACACCGTCCAGGTGCGACCGAGCAGCAGTGGGGCTACGCGCGGGTTCACTCCTTCTTGCTCAAGGGCAAGACCTACCAGACCACGGATTCGGATCTGGCCCGCGAAGCCAAACGCGTGTCGGCTAGTGCGCGCCGGTGGTGGAGTAAAGACTATTAAACATAAAATTGACAGCGAGTACGATAGTATGCTGTATATTAGATGCTTCGCAGTATACTATACAACATGCTGTTCAGGGCTCCGGGTATGAATAAACTGCTCTTAGGGCGCTGGGATAAAATCAAAGATATCCGAACATATTATGATTAATACTCTTCATAAATAAAAAGTATTCCCAGAGAAAATGGCCATCATTAACGTGCTCCACGTGCTCCTAATCGCTCCCGCCTTTCTCTACATCGGCTATACCAGAGATGTACCCGATGTAGTGTTTCATGGTCTGCTCGGTCTCGGCATCTTCCTCTTTTTTTACCAGGGCTGGCGGGCCTACGAGAAACTAGTAGCGGGCTCCAATCCCTGGGTCAATCTGATCCACGTGATTCTCATCGCCCCACTGCTAGTCTTCGTGGGATACTGGGGGGCCGAAACGCCCCGTCGCTACTTTGAAATGATGATGCTTCTGGGCTTTGCCGCGCTCGGTTATCACGGGCTCTACATCGCGACCGATCACTAAATCTTATCCAGAAAAAGGTTACATTCCTCGTAGGTATTGGACTCCATACACTTCACGAACTCGGCCTTTGCATTTGGATCCTTGGTACCCTTTGGTTCAGGCGCTCTGAATATGGAATCAACAATGCTGCGCGCAATCGCACTGCCCATCCCGAATCCGAATCCTGACTTTACAGAATCCATCATGGTAGGTTTGTGTATCTGTGGCACAGACACCTGCTTCTGGGGCTGCTTCTGAATCTGAGTAGTTCTAGGCATTATTCTCTATTAGAGATCAATGTTTAGATTAGGGAATGCGTACCATTATCGTCGGTGGCGGAATTGCGGGACTCTGGTTGGCCGAGCAACTTGCCAAACGCGGCGATCACGTAACCTTGTTAGAAAAAGACCGCCTCGGCGGCAGAGTCATCACGTCTGCCGCCGGCTACGAGATCGGTGCCGCTCGTATTGCATCTACTCATCGCCGCGTGCTCGCACTAGTGCGCCGTTTCGGTCTCACCACCTATGCCCATCACAGAGGCTCGCGGTGGATGTCACTTAGTGGCGATAGCTACGAAAATGACTTTAGTGAAATCTGGGCAGCGGTTCTCCGTTTACTACGGCGTCTGAATCCCGACGTGCTAGCCACACACACTCTGCGAGAACTAGCAGAGCAGATCTTGGGTCCGAAGCTGACGGAGTCCATCCTTCTGAAATTTCCCTATCGTGCGGAGACGGAGACTCTGCGCGCGGACCTCGGTATTCGGACCTTTGATGGCGATATGGCGGGGTCCACAAAATTCATGGGTGTCGTCGGTGGTCTGTCACAGATTATTAATGGACTAGCAGCGGCCTGTCGTGCGGCGGGTGTACGGATTCGTATGGCAGCGGTGACTGATGTTGTTGCCGATGGCAAAACGGTGGTCCTCGCGAACGGCACTCGTCTGAAGGCCGATCGTGTCGTGCTCGCGCTGCCCGTGACGGCCCTTCGTAAGATGCCGTGCACACGCGACCTGCCCCTGCTTCGGCGTCTTACGATAAAACCGCTCACGCGGTTCTATGCTAGTACCACGTTGCGACTCAAAGAGAATGTCGTGACCGATTCACCGCTGCGATTTATCATTCCCATTCGCGATGATGTCGTGATGATCAGCTATGTGGAATCGCAGGATACGGAGCCTTTGCTGGGTCTTACGGGTGATGCGCTCGTGCGCCGACTCACGACCGAGGTGCGTCGCCTGTTTCCTGGAACCGAGATTGCCTGGGCGAAGGCCTATGAATGGCACGAGGGCTGCTCCTATTGGTTGCCTGGACGGTATGATCCTGTAGCGGCATCGGCAGAGGCGCTTGATATTGCTGGCCTGCATCTGTGCGGCGAGTCCTTCTCGCTTCACCAGGCCTGGATGGAGGGTGCACTCGACCACGCCGCCGCACTACTAAAGTCACTCAGCTAGATGCGTAGTAGTTTCTGTGATAGGACCTACGGCTTATATAGCCTTAAAAATAATACGGGAGGTTTACCGCTCACCGACGTATTATCACTTGCAGGTACCCCCTGTATTGGACTTGACTGTCCTGCAGGTGCCCCATATTTTCTCTGTAAACCATAGTAGCTATTAGGATCAAACCCACCCCCGCCACCACTATTATATTTACCGCTACCGACACCTGATGCATACCCATTGCCACCGCCACCTGCTCCATACCCAGAGCCGCTACTTCCTACACCTGTCACAGTTTTATACCCACCAAAGCCATAGCCAAATGCGTTATTATTTCCGTCATTGTTTGAACCGCCCGTAGCAACATTGATAGTAGCAGTTTGTGTTGTAGTTCCATCTGAAATAGAGCTGATCGTACCTAGGTTAAATGTATAAGAGGTATTTGCGGTTAAAGTAATAGGTATCATACCGCCAGAGTTACCGCCATTGCCCGTGATGTTATCCCCACTATTACCCCTACTAACTAAGACTCCCTGACAACCAAGCTTACTGGATACTGTAGTACCATTAAGAATTTGGAATACGGCAAAAGGGTAATAGGCAGGTGGGGCGTTATAGTATACCGGTGATATATATGCGCCGTTAACCGTTAATACGTCTACTGGAGGCCATGAATACACTGGTGTCTGCGTGGTTGTAGTTGCCTGCGTTGTTGCCTGCGTAGTTGTAGTTGCTTGCGTTGTTGTAGTTGCCTGCGTGGTCGCCTGCGTAGTTGTTGTTGCCTGCGTTGTTGGCTGCGTTGTTGCCTGCGTTGTTGTAG